ACACCCCAATGGTCATTGTAAGGTGAGATTTGCCTTGTATCAAACATTAGTTTTGTAATTCTTCTTTTATTTAAAAGATACTTGTAAGAAATCTCAGCGATTTCAGGTGTGATAGTATTTTTTATTACTTGATAATTATTTTCTTTAAACATTATATCCTCAATCAATAAAGTAAGTTAAAGTCATTCTTGCATTGTGTATATTATCACCATAAAATCCTTCTGGACTATGTGGAATACTTGAAGAATAATTTATAAATCTATTATACTTATTTTCTATTATTGTTTTTTTCTCATTAATATATAGTATTGTTCCAGAGTTTGATTGTGGATTATTATGTAGATAAATTAAACCGGCAGTAGTATGGTCATCTGTGTGAATACAATTTTCATCTAACTGTACGTCAGCTGTTTGATAGGCAAACCATAGATATATTTTACCACTTGATAGACCACAGTATTCTAGTATCTGCCTAGAGATATCATCATAGATACTATCTGGTACATCTGCTCTCATACCTCTAAAGTATGACGTACCTGTATTACTATACCAATTCTGTTCTAATGCAATCTGACGAATGCCAGGAGCATCATCAAAGAAATTATCTGCCGTGTTGATTTCTTTGTGCATTGTTTTTAAACGTCTCACCTTCCGCTCTTGTAAGTGTTGGTGTTTTGTCGTTTTCATCTAACCAACTATACCAACCTGTAATAATATATTTGTCTTCCGTCATAGACTTAATGCCATGATGTGCATGTGTCCATTGTGCAGGCCATATCATTGTAAGACCTTTGAGTGGTGCTTTTCTATATTTTTGATACCAAAATTCTGTATGTCCTTCATCAGTTACCGTATTGAGAAAAGTCATAAAGGCTAAATGTCTTTTTCTACACACTATGTTACCATTATTCTCATAATGCCATTGTGGGTAACCTTGACCTGGTGCATAGTGTTGAAGACTAATTTTTTCAGATATACTAAATTCTTCCTGGTTTTCATCTGACCAACGATATGTTCTCATATATTCCTCTAAACATCTTTGTAATATACCAACATATTTTTTGATTGTATCATTTTCATCTGCCCAATAATCTGTATCAGTAGATGATTTTACATCAGGTTTTATTTCACCGTCACCTACTCTACCTGGTCCTTTATTTGGGTTGTTGTTATGTAAATGAATTAATTCGTCACATGTGCCAGGGTCAATGGCATAATTGCCTATAAATGTTGTCATACTATTTTAAACTCCTTCATATCTGTTATAATATAATTGCCTGCTACACTATATCTTTCTTCATGTGTTTTCAGTATCTTATGTGGTGTGTTAGATAGAAATATTAATAAACTACCTTGTTCAACTGGCATATTAAAACTTGTCATGTTGAATATATTATATCCTTTGACATGTGGTCTTAATCCGTCATTTGGCCAATTTTGAAACTGACAACTTTCTCCTTTATTTATATACAGTACAAAACTATATGTTGCGTTATTGTGTATATGTACTTCACCTTCCGTGTTAGGTTCATATTTTGTTGACCAAGACCTAGTAAGTTTTATTGGTGTGTCAAACACCATTACATTATCGTTAAATGCTTGTACTTCTTTTTCTACTTGATTTTTTATATATGAAAATTTATCAAGTAAATGTTCATCAACAGATTGATAACCAAATTCTATTTTACGATATTCTGTTTTCTTAACCCAATCTATAAAATCTTCCGTTAAATGTATCTTTGTAAATCCTAAAGGTTTACTGAATAATGGTTGTATTTTCAATTCTTGCGAGTTCACTATCTAATATTCCTTTCATCTCAACATTAAATGATATAATAATCTTTTCTTTATCTAGTAACATTTCTGGTGCTCTATGTAGTGTGTGACTAGGAAACATAACAATATCTCCTTCATCTGCCTTAATAGGAAACACACCCAACTCTCTATCATATATTTGTGTTTTTGGTGTGCCTTCAGGTAGATTAACATAATAAACACCTGTGAAGTTTCTACCATGTATGTGCCAACCATGTGTTGAATTTTGCACATAAGATTGAAACCATATTTCAAACAATTCGTAGTTTGCATAACCGGCAGCCTGTACCATATTCAACAAGTGAGGTTCAAAGTAAGGTAGAAAAAATTTTAGCCAAGGTCTTTCATAGTCATTTGATATATCCCAATCCGTCTTTGTAATATTATCATTATAGTATTTGTCATTACTTTGTTTGGGTTCTGCCCAGCCATCATGTACTGCTTGTATTAATTCTTTTTTGATTTTATTGTGATTAAGAAATTTTTGTTTTATTATCATTTGTATGGGTATCCTAAGTTCCAAATTACTAACGAGTGTCTTATACCTTTTGTAACAGGCGTTACTCTATGCTTAACAAAAGAAGGAAATACACAAATAGACCCTCTTTGCCTTATCTCATCTACTTTAAATATGCCATTAGGTGTTTCAAACTCTAAGTCACCACCTTCATATTCATCAGAATGTGATAGTTGTAATGTACAGGATAACTTTCTTATCTTGCCTTGATATGCCTCATTTTGATTGTCAAAAGGTTTTACATCTTGGTCTTCATGCCAATGATAGTATTGATTGAGTTTATACCTGGTAAATTGTGCAGGTTCTGAATAGTCCCATTCAAAGTTCCAACCAGCATTTGTATTTGCTTGATGTATGAGAGGGTGTAATTCATTATAGACCCACGGCTCTGATATCCAAGATACATTACTGTTTCTATGTACTTTGATTTCTTCTTTTTTACCCTCTGCCTCTTTAGCAGATATCTGACCTGTTGTAGCAAAATCTTCTTGGAGGGACTTACCAAACTGTACAATTTCGTCACATATCTTTGGTGGTATCGCTGATGTAAAATAATAATAATAGTTTTCCAATATCATATAGGTATATATAATGCATAAATAGTATCATGGCACAGAATAATCCAATTACAAGTAGAGAGACGTTAAAACAGTATTGTCTAAGGTCCTTAGGTAAACCTGTTATAGAAATCAATGTAGAAGATGACCAAGTAGAAGATAGAATTGATGAAGCATTGCAATACTTCGCACAATATCACTATGATGGTACAGAAAGAATGTATCTTAAATACCAGATTACAGCAGATGATAAAACAAGGGCAGTAGCAAACGAAACTCTATCTACAGTAACAGATAGTGCTGATAGTACAGTAACAGCAGTATGGCGTGAAGGTAAAAATTATATACCCATGCCATCTAATGTTATGTCTGTGGTACAAGTCTTTCCTTTTACAGATAAGGCCGCATTAAATTTATTTGATGTACGATATCAATTAAGATTAAATGATTTGTATGATTTTTCATCAACAAGTATAGTACATTACGATATGACGTTGAGACATTTAGATATGTTAGACCATATACTTACAGGTGAAAGACCTATAAGATACAATGCACACAAAAACAGATTGTATATAGACATGGACTGGAACCATGATGTGGATGCAGGTGATTACCTCATCATAGAATGTTTTAGAAAACTAGATGGTTCTTCCTTTACAGACGTTTTTGATGACATATTTTTAAAGAAGTACCTTACACAGTTAATCAAAAGACAATGGGGTGCCAACTTAATTAAGTTTCAAGGTGTTGCAATGTTAGGTGGTGTTGCATTAAATGGCGAACAACTCTATACACAGGCGCAAGAAGAACTAAACAAACTAGAAGAACAAATACAATTAGCTTACGAATTACCACCGCAATACATGGTAGGATAAAAACATGCGAAATAATTATTTCAGTCATGGCACACGCTCTGAAAAAAATCTATATGAAGATTTAATTATAGAGCAACTAAAGATATACGGACATGAAGTTCATTATCTGCCAAGAAAAACTGTTACGGAAGATAAAATATTAGGCGAAGTACCTGATAGTCAGTACACAGAAAATTACATGATTGAAATGTATGTGGAAGACGTAAATGGTTTTGCAGGTTCAGGTGATTTAGTAGGTAAGTTTGGATTAGAAATAAGAGACGAATTAACTTTTGTGGTCAGCAGACGTACATTTGAAATGCTTGTCGACCAACCATCAAATACAATATCAATTAATCGTCCTATAGAAGGTGATGTTATATACATGCCTCTATTCAAAAAGTTTTGGCAAGTTGATTTTGTTGAAGATGAGGACCCAATGTATCAAATCAATGATTTGCCTATCTTCAAACTTAAATGTTCAGTATGGGAATACAGTTCAGAATTAGTTGATACAGGTATTACAGAAATTGATGAGAAACTAGAAAACGTATCACTAGACTTGTTACTTAATCAGATTACATTAGAGAGTGGTACAACAAGTGCAGGTTCATTAATGGCTGAAGCATCTGACGGTAACATTGAAGCGTTATTGACAGAAGCAGGCGCTTACTTAGTAGATGAGGTAGATGGTGATAATATAATTATGGAAGATGACCCTAATTATGTTGACTATATAGTACAAGAGGATGCATTAACAGGTAACTTAGCAACGGATTCAAGTGGTGCAAGTAATATAAGTTTTGATGATGAGGCAGGATTAAATGATACTGATTCCTCAAACGATATATTTGACTTTAGTGAAAAGAACCCATTTGGTGACCCAAGCGATATATAAAGGATAAATTATGTTTAAAGACGCACAATACCATGAATTGATAAGAAAAACAATTGTGGCATTTGGCACATTGTTTAACGATATTTACATCTATCGTAAATCAAGCACAGGTAAAGTAACTCAGAAAATGAAAGTACCTTTAGCATATGGGCCAAAACAAAAATTTTTAGCAAGAATAGACCAAGATAGTTCAAGGTCAGCAGATAACCCTATTACTACAGCGTTAACTTTACCAAGAATAGGTTTTGAATTAACAAGTTTATCTTACGACCCAGCAAGAAAATTAAATAGAGTACAAAAGTTTAAAAAGGTAAAAGGTGCAGACGCTAAGTCAGTACAAAGTTCTTACATGCCAGTACCTTACAATGTAGGGTTTACTATGTTTACAATGGCAAAAAATAGTGAAGACGCTTTACAAATTGTAGAACAAATATTACCTATGTTTCAACCTGACTATACTGTGGCACTCAATGTTATGCCTAACTTAAATATAGTAAGAGACGTACCTATTGTATTAAATGATGTATCTTACGAAGATAGTTATGATGGTGCATTTACAGAAAGACGAGTGTTAATGTACACTATGACTTTCACAGCGAAAATGTATTTATACGGACCAGTAACATCAACAGGTGTTATCAAACAAGTACAAGTAGACCAATACACGGATACAAATACTACTACGGCAAAACGTGAACAAAGATATGTTGTAAAACCAAACCCAACTACGGCCAATGCTGATGATGATTTTGGATTTACAGAAACAACTTCTTTCTTCCAAGACGCTGATGAATATGACCCAGATAGCGGTACAGATAAAGAGTCCTAATGAAAAAAGTCGAGGACAAACTAAACGAAATCCTTGATATATCTGAAACACTAGAGACAGTAAAACCTACACCAGTTATACCTCGTCCTAAAGAAAAAGAAGATATAGATAGTGATTATAAGTATAGCAGAGAAAATCTTTATAGTCTTGTAGAAAGAGGACAAGACGCCATTGATGGTATTGTTAATCTTGCAAAAGAAACAGACCACCCACGTGCCTATGAAGTTGCAGGTACCTTAATTAAAAACGTAGGTGATGTGACAGAAAAATTATTGATATTACAAGAGAAGATGAAAAAACTAAATGATGAAGTGGTGAAAGGTCCTAATAAAGTTGAAAATAATTTGTTTGTAGGTTCTACAGCAGAATTACAGAAACTTATAAAAAAGAAAAATGATTAATACTTGGATAAATGATACTCACTTATGGACAACACCTTTATTTAACTTTAACTTTCCTGTTGAACATAAATGGGTGCAATACATAAAAGATAAACAAGACCAGTTAAAAGACAATACACAAAATCCAGAAGGTGCATATACAACAAGAACTAACTTATATGAACTCAAAGTTTTTGAACCTTTAGTTTCAACATTTAAAGAAATGAGTTATGCTACATTTGGTAAAAATTGTGTAGATGTAAAAGTAAGTAACATGTGGGCAAACATATTAAAACGTGGTGACTATCATTTGTTACATACACATAACGAACACACTATGAGTGGTGCATACTATTTACGAGTACCTGAAAACTCAGGTCAAATATATTTTAGAGACCCAAGACCACAAACAAACTCATGGACAACAAAGTTTATAGACAAAGGTAATATGAGATTTTATAATGTAGGTGAAGGTGATTTATATTTTTGGCCATCTTTCTTAGACCATGGTACAACACCACATGGTTCTGACGAAGAAAGAATTGTAATATCTTTTGATTTAGATTATTCAGGACCTGATTATAAGTTTGGAGATAATGGATACAATGGCGAATAAAATAAACGAAGACTATGAAAGGTTAATACATGTACGCTAGTCAAAGTAAAAGTTACCTTGGAAATCCTAATTTAAAGGCAGCCAATCAAAAGATACGTTACACAAAGAAACAAGTACGAGAATTTGTGGCGTGCCAAGATAACCCTATTTATTTTATTACAAATTATTTACAGATAGTTACACTTGACCATGGACTACAACCATTTAAGTTATACGAGTTTCAAAAAGAAATGGTTGATAAGTTTCATAACAATAGATTTACCATATGTAAATTACCAAGACAGACAGGTAAATCAACAACAATTATTGCTTATCTATTACACTATGCCATATTTAATCAAAATGTAAATATTGCCATACTGGCCAACAAGGCTGCGGTTGCAAGAGACTTACTAGGTCGTTTACAACTGGCATATGAAAATTTACCTAAGTGGTTACAACAAGGTGTTATTAACTGGAATAAAGGTAACTTAGAATTAGAAAATGGTAGTAAAATACTGGCGGCTGCAACATCATCAAGTGCCGTACGTGGTGGTTCTTATAACGTTATATTCTTAGACGAGTTTGCCTATGTACCTAATAATATTGCAGAACAATTTTTTAGTTCAGTTTATCCTACAATCTCCTCTGGTAAAAGTTCTAAGGTAATGATAGTTTCTACACCACATGGTATGAATATGTTTTACAAGTTATGGAATGACGCACAAAATCAACGCAACAGTTATGTACCTATTGAAGTACATTGGTCAGAGGTACCAGGTAGAGACGAACAATGGAAAGCAGAAACAATAAAGAATACAAGTGAGGCACAGTTTAGAACAGAGTTTGATTGTGAGTTCTTAGGTAGTGTAGATACATTAATTACACCTAGTAAGTTAAGAATGTTATCACATAACACACCAAGAACAAGTAATGCAGGTTTAGATATACATGAAATGCCACAAAAAGATAAAAGATATGTAATCACCGTTGATGTTGCAAGAGGCACCGTCAATGACTATTCTGCTTTTGTTGTTATAGACGCAACAAGTATACCTTATAGAGTTGTTGCAAAGTATAAGAACAATGAAATCAAACCATTACTCTTTCCACAAATTATTCATAAGATTGCAACACAGTACAATCAGGCAGAGGTACTCATTGAGGTAAATGACATTGGTGGTCAAGTTGCAGACACAATGCAGTTTGATTTAGAATATGATAATCTGATTATGGTCAATCAACGAGGCAGGTCAGGTCAAGTTGCAGGTACAGGATTTAGTGGAAAACAAAGTCAATTAGGTTTACGAACAACAAAGGCTACAAAGAAAATAGGTTGCTCTAACCTTAAAGCAATGGTAGAACATGATAAGATAATTATACAAGACTTTCATATTATACAAGAATTATCTACTTATATATTAAAAGGTAAAGAAAAATTTGAAGCGGAAGAAGGGTCAAGTGACGATTTAGTTACCTGTTTAGTTATGTTTGCATGGTTATCAAATCAAACATATTTCAAAGAACTCACAGACCAAGATATACGTGCCAGATTAGTAGATGAACAATCACATCAAATGGAACAAGACATGGCACCCTTTGGATTTATTGATGACGGTGTAGATAATCCAGAAGGCGAGACATACAAAGACCCCTATGGTACTACTTGGTCACCAGTTAAATACAAGAGAGGACTGTGAAAGTTTGATTATACTAAATAGTAGTAAGAAAAAACTTAAATTTAAGGAGAAAACAAGATGGCTTTTTTAGTTTCACCAGGCGTTCTGGTTACAGAAAAAGACCTTACTAATGTCGTACCGGCAGTATCAACTAGTATTGGTGGTGCGGTAGTCGTTAGTGAGAGAGGGCCAATGGAAGAGGTTACGTTAATCTCTAGTGAAGACGAATTTGTTTCTGTATTTGGGAAACCAGACAGTAGCACATTTGAATATTTTTTTAGTGCAACCAACTTTTTACAGTACGGAAATGCCTTAAAAGTGGTAAGAGCAGCAACTGGTTGCGTAAACGCAGCCGTGTCAGGCACACCAGTTTTAATTAAAAACACAACAGACTATCTTAATAATTACTCCACAGGACAAGGAAGTGTAGGTGCATGGGCCGCTAGAGAAGCAGGCACATGGGGAAATAACTTACAAGTTTCTACTTGTACCAACTCAACAGCATATGCTCAGACCGCTTCTGGTCTAGTAAATGATTCAACTGCTGCTATTGGCGATACAACTATTACAGTTGACGCTGGTACTCAGTTTCAGGTTGGTGACTTGTTAGAATTTGGCGATATTTCAAACAACTTTACTGCCGCTCCTAGTGGTAATTATTATAAAATAACAAATATAGCAACTCATGTATTAACTATCGCAAGATTTGACCCAGCAACTGGTGCAACTCAAACAGGTGGTTTAAGACATGCTGTAGCAGACAATGCATATGTCAAAAGATATTGGGAACATTATTTCCAATTCTCCGCAGCACCATCTACAACTGATGATGTATCAAATGCTGGAGGTTCTAATGACGAATTGCACATAGCAATCGTTGACCAAGATGGCGGTATCACAGGTACTGCTGGTTCTATCTTAGAGAAGTTTGAGGGTTTATCTCAAGCGTCAGACGCTAAGACAGCACAAGGTGACACGAACTATTATGCTGATGTTATATATCAACAATCACAATATATTTACTGGATGGATCACCAAACAGTATTATCAACTGCTGGTAACACAAAGACTGGTACTGCTTTTGATAATGCATCCACTTCAGCACATATTGTGTTCCAAGACGCATTAACAGGCGGAACTGATGATTTAGTTCCTACTGCTGCTGAACTATCCCTTGCATGGGATAAATTTGGCGACGCTGAAACAGTAGATGTAAATTTATTGATAGGCGGACCATCACAAACAAATGCTGATGCTACTGGTGATACCATGGCAACAAAAGTAATTGATACTGCTGAATTTAGAAAAGATTGTGTGGCATTTATTTCACCTGCTAGAGCAGATGTTGTAAACGTAACAAATCCTATCGCACAGACAGCAAACGTCAAAGCTTTTGCTGACGGTCTTGCTAGTTCAAGTTATGCAGTAGTAGATAGTGGTTACAAATACATGTACGACAAATACAATGCAGTATATCGTTTTGTACCATTAAACGGTGATATCGCCGGTCTATGTGCAAGAACAGACAGCGTAGCAGACGCTTGGTTCTCACCGGCAGGATTTAGTAGAGGTCAAGTACGTGGCGCTATTAAACTTGCATTTGATCCAACAAACGCACAAAGAGATGAATTGTATAAAGCTAGAGTAAATCCAGTTGTTACATTCCCTGGACAAGGCACGGTCTTGTTTGGTGATAAAACAATGCAGACTAAACCTAGTGCTTTTGACAGAATTAATGTTAGAAGACTATTCATTGTGTTAGAAAAGGCAATCGCAACGGCGGCTAAATTTCAACTCTTTGAGTTCAATGATGAATTTACAAGAGCAAACTTTAGAAACCTGATTGAACCATTCTTACGAGACGTTCAAGGTCGAAGAGGTATTACAGACTTTTCTGTAGTATGTGATGAGACTAACAACACATCAGCGTTAATTGATAGAAACGAGTTTATTGCAGACATCTTCATTAAACCAAATCGTTCAATTAACTTTATTCAACTTAACTTTGTCGCAACACGAACAGGCGTAGCCTTTAGTGAAGTGGCAGGCGCATAGAGAGGAGATAGAACATGGCTAACGTATCAGACTTTATCTCTAAACTAAAAGGTGGCGGAGCAAGACAGAACCAGTTTAAGGTAACTTTACCTTTTCCAGGTTATGCTGCTGTAGGTGGCGAAACAGAAAACTTAGCGTTTTTATGTAGTGCTACTCAACTACCAAGCTCAGAGATAGGTGAATTAACAGTAAACTTCCGTGGTAGACCAATCTACATGGCGGGTGATAGAACATTCCAAACTTGGACAACCACTATCATCAACGATACATCTTTTGATATTCGTAACGCAATAGAAAGATGGTCAAATGGTATCAACAACCATTCAGACAACGAAGGATTATCAAACCCTACAGACTATCAAGTGGACGCATTTGTCGACCATTTAGATAGAAGTGGGAATACTTTGAAATCTTATACCTTTAGAGGCTTATGGCCATTAACTATAGGTACAGTTGACTTGAATATGGACCAAGTATCAGCACTTGAAACTTTTGAGTGTACTTGGAGATATCAATACTGGGAATCAAATACCACAACTTAATTGTGATAGGGGCGTCCTCCGGGACGCCCTAAATATATAAAAAGGAGTAAAAGTAGTGGCAGAAATTTTTGGATTTGAAATCAAACGTAAACCAACGGCTTCTAATAGTCAATCATTTACAGCACCAACAGCTGACGATGGTACACAGACTATTATGGGTGGTGGTCACTTTGGTACATACCTCGACATAGAGGGTAAAGTAAATAACGAGGCAGACTTAGTTCGCAGGTATAGAGAGGTTGCAATACAACCTGAATGTGACCAGGCGATAGAAGAAATTATCAGCGAAGCAATTGTTGTTGATGATAATAAAGAGACGGTCAGACTTAACTTAGGTAAAGTACCGTTCTCACCTAAAATCAAAAAAAGTATAAATGAAGAATTTAATAACATCCTGTCTTTGATAGAATTTGAAAACAAAGGACATGATATTTTTAGAAGATGGTACGTTGATGGTAGAATAGTGTATCATAAAGTAATAGACCCTAAAAATGTTAAAGCAGGTATAACAGAATTACGTTACATTGACCCTCGTAAGATTAAGAAGGTCAGAGCAGCAAAACAAAAACCAGGTGCAGAAAGTTTTGCACCAAAAGACCCTAACAAACCTGGGGTTGTAGAATTTGAAGAATTTTTTATCTACAATGAAAAAGGTGTACAACCTGGCGCAAGTGCAACACAGGGTTTAAAAATTGCAAAAGACGCTATAGCATTTTGTCCTAGTGGTCTTGTTGACCAACAAAAGAATATGATATTGTCTTACTTACATAAGGCAATCAAACCAGTTAATCAACTGAGAATGATTGAGGATAGTGTAGTCATATACCGTATTAGTAGGGCACCAGAAAGAAGAATTTTTTATATTGATGTAGGTAATTTACCAAAAGTAAAGGCTGAACAATATCTAAAAGACGTTATGAACAGATATAGAAACAAACTTGTTTATGACGCTAGCACGGGAGAGATAAGAGACGATAGACAGTATATGTCTATGCTAGAAGACTTTTGGCTACCTAGACGTGAAGGTGGGAGAGGAACAGAAATTACTACATTACCAGGTGGTTCAAACTTAGGTGAGATAGATGATATTAAATATTTTCAAAAGAAATTGTTTCAATCATTGAATGTTCCTTCTTCTCGTTTAGAGGCTGAAGGTAGTTTCAACATGGGTGTTGCAACAGAAATTAATAGAGACGAATTAAAGTTTAGTAAATTTGTATATAGACTAAGAAATCGTTTTAATAATTTATTCCATGACCTGCTAAAAACACAGTTAATTCTCAAAGGTATTATTACTATTGAGGATTGGGAAAACTCTTTGGCACGTACCATACGTTACGATTATGTGAATGATGGTTATTTTGCTGAGATAAAAGAAAGTGAAATGCTTAAAAACCGTATGCAAATCTTTGCAGAGATGAAGAACAATGAAATGGTTGGTACATTCTTTTCACAAGATTTCGTAATGAGACATATATTAAAAATGTCAGATGGTGAAATGTTAGAACAACAAGAAAAGATTGCTGCTGAAGCAAAAGCGGCAGAACAGCAACAAGAAGATGAACCTGAACAACAGGACCAAGAAGGAGATAATGATGACGGACAAGAATAATCCTACAAGGGATATGATAGACGCTTTAGCCAATGATGATACTATTGAAGCAGAGAAAAACTTTAAGGGTGCATTGAGTGCTAAAGTAGGTACAGAGCTAGATGATAAAAGAAAAGATTTAGCAAGTACAATAATGGCAAAACCACCAGAAAGTACAAATGACGATAACGCTGAGCAATCTACGGAAATTGACGATTGAGAGAGACGAACATAAACGTTCTCCAGTCTATAAAAAACAATCACCAAAGGCCAAAAAGGCAATTGATGATGTAATGACTATGTTGGCAAAAACGCCATCAAAGGTCTTAACTACGTTCCCAAAAATAATTAAGGACGTGGCAAAAAAGTATGGCGTTAAGCCAAAAGATATTGAAACCTATTTCGCAAAAGAAACAGGTCTAACCATATAAAGGAGAGTAAAAATGGCAGTAGTAAATAAAAGAACATTAGTAGATAGTGGCACACGCCATGTCGTAATGTTTGAAATCAACAATGCAACAAATGATGGAGTATCAGTTGTAGACGCTTCAACATTAAGAGGACACGTTGAAAAACCAACACTAGACATTAGAAGTATTAAATGGAATACAACCGCAGCAACAAGTGATGTAGCATTTGAATTTGACGCTAGTACAGACGACCACGGAATATCAGTACATGGTAGTGGTGAGTTTGGTTTTCATGGTAAACAACCAATGATAACAAATCCAGAAAGTTCTGGCGTTACTGGTGATATAGTTATCACTAACGCAAGTGCTGTTACAGGTACTTTTATTTTAGAAGTAGTAAAAACTAAAGGTTATACTAACTCAGGACAAACAAGATAATGGCTGATACAGTAACTTCACAAACTATAACAGATGTAGCCGGCACAAAGACCGTAATGAAATTTACGAATAAGAGTGACGGTACAGGAGAAACACTTGTAGCAAAGATGGACGCTAGTGAATTAAATCACGCTTCAACATCTACAAAGATTGCAAGAGTAATTTATAGTATTAACACAACGGATCCTAAAGGGTCCGTTGAAATACTCTTTGACGGTACAACAAATGCAACCGCATTGTTTCTTGCCGGTCAAGGTACAATAGATTTACAAACATCTGCTATACAGATATCTAACAATGCGAGCTCACCAACAGGCGACATTTTGTTTTCCACTCACAATTTTGTAAATGGAGACAGTTATTCCGTCATTTTAGAGGTTAGATAATATAAATAGAACAAAAGGGGAAAATACGCAACATGAAACTAATTAGAGAAGAAATCAATCAGGCTGAATACATTATTGAAGCAGATAATAATGGTAAAAAGTCTCATAAAATTAAAGGTATCTTCATGCAGGCAAACATTAAAAACCGCAATGGTCGTGTTTACCCACAGGAAGTATTAGAAAAAGAAGTAGGCAGATATAATAGAGAATTTGTACAGAAAAAAAGAGCGTTTGGTGAGTTAGGACATCCTGACGGACCAACAGTTAATTTAGAGAGAGTATCACATATCATAACTAAACTTGAAGGTGATAACAAAGGTAACTATATTGGTGAGGCAAAAATTACAGATACACCATATGGTAAGATTGTAAAATCTCTAATTGACGAAGGCGCACAATTAGGAGTTTCATCTAGGGGCATGGGTTCCTTGGAGAATAAAGGTGGTACGAACTATGTAAAATCAGACTTTTACTTAGCAACTGCTGCTGATATTGTTGCAGACCCTTCAGCACCTCAAGCATTCGTCAATGGCGTAATGGAAGGTAAAGAATGGGTATGGGACAATGGTATTATCAAGGAACAAGATGTTTCTGAAATACAAGACCAACTAAACCGTGCTAGGCGTGATGAGATTGCCAAAGCGCAAACTACTGCTTTTAATAATTTCATGCAGAAATTAACAAAACAATAAATAGTAGTACGCAATTTAAAATATTTTAAAATACGGAGAGATATTAAAAATGTCAGAAGAATTAAACAACGAAACAGAAATCGTTTCTGAAGCTCCTAAGGGACAAGACGCACCAAAAGCAGGTGCGACTAAAGGTGATTCCATGGTAAAAGGCGGTGATTACGAAGACGGAGGACCTGCAGTAGTAAGTCCAGACGCAAAATCTTCACCAACTGACCACGCTAAGAAAGTGAAAAAGGATTCATCTGCTCCTACGAAAGGTGCCGGTTCTCCGGACTCTGCTGAAAAAATGAAAAAAGAAGACGCAGATATGGACGACGCTGATGAAAAAGAAGACGATAAAGAAGATGAAAAAGATATGGAAGAAGCAATGCCTAAAACTAAATCAGGCATGATTCAAGCAATGTATGACAACATGAATAAAATGAAAAAGTCAGACATAGCTGCTTCTTACAAAAAAGTCATGGCTGCGATGAAAGGCATGGACGAAGAAGACGAAGACGAAGACGAAGATAAAAAAGAAAAAGAAATGGCATCTGCCTCTGAGAAAAAAGAAGCAGTAGAAAAAAGAGTAAAATCTATTGATGTATCAAATGATGTTAACGCTCTTGTTTCTGGCGATGATAGTTTATCTGAGGACTTTAAAACTAAAGCTGCAACAATCTTTGAAGCGGCAGTTAAATCAAAAGTAAAATCTGAAATTGAAAGATTAGAAGATGAATACTCAAATGAAATAACTGAAGCGAAAGAAAGTGTTAAAGAAGATTTAACTAATAAAGTTGATAACTACTTAAACTATGTTGTGGAAGAGTGGATGAAAGAAAACGAATTAGCAATTGAAAAAGGTATCAAAGGCGAAATTGCGGAAGATTTCATTGGCGGTCTAAAACAATTATTTGAAGACCATTACATTGACGTACCAGATGAAAAATATGATGTCCTAGAGGCAAAAGAAAAAGAACTGGATGAAGCGAAAGCTAAAATCAATGAAATGACGGCTTCAATGATTGAAAAGTCTCAACAAATCGCAGAGTTTACTAAAGAAGAAATTTTAGAAGACATTACATCTGGTCTTGCAGACACAGAAGTAGAAAAACTAAAATCTTTAGTAGAAGATATAAGTTACGAAGGTGCTGATGAGTACAAGAAAAAATTAGAAACTATTAAAGAATCTTATTTTGGTGCATCAAAAGCAGCTCCGGAATCAACTGAAAACGTTGATACAATTAACAACACTAGTAATGACAGCACAGTAGCGGATATGTCTGATAGCATGTCTCGTTATACGGATGCAATTAGTAGGGTAAAAGGTAGAGATATCTACAATAACCAATAATTAAGAAAAGGATAGAATTAAAATGTATAATTCAGAAAACTTACAGGAAAAGTGGTCTCCGGTTCTTGAGCATGCGGATCTACCAAAAATAGATAACCCATACAAAAGAGCGGTAACTGCTGTTATCCTAGAAAACCAAGAAAAAGCGGCGAGAGAAGACAAAGCTTTCTTAGGTGAGATTGCGAATGTAACTGGTTCAGCGATAGCTAACTGGGACCCAATCCTAATTTCACTTGTAAGAAGAGCAATGCCAAATCTTATTGCTTACGACATCTGTGGCGTTCAACCAATGACAGGACCAACTGGTCTTATCTTTGCAATGAAGTCCAGATTTACTTCAAACTCAGGTACAGAAGCACTATTTAACGAAGCAGATTCAGATTTCTCTGGAACTGGAACTCAAAGTGGTACTCTAAATCCAGGGTTGATGAACGATACTACAACTTCCGTTACTGCTGGTACTGGTATTGCAACTGCTACGGCAGAAGCATCATCATCTTTTGCAGAAATGGCGTTCAGTATTGAGAAATCAACTGTAACAGCTAAAACTAGACAGTTAAAAGCTGAGTACACAATGGAACTTGCACAAGACCTTAAAGCAATTCACGGCTTAGACGCTGAAACTGAATTAGCTAACATCTTGTCTGCTGAGATTCTTGCTGAGATTAACCGTGAAGTAGTAAGAACTATTTACGAAAAAGCAAAAAAAGGTGCAGGTGTTAATACAACAACTGCTGGAACTTTCGACCTTGATACTGATTCAAATGGTAGATGGTCTGTTGAGAAATTCAAAGGACTAATGTTCCAAGTTGAAAGAGACGCTAACGTAATCGCACAAGAAACAAGAAGAGGAAAAGGTAACATTGTTATCTGTTCATCTGACGTAGCAAGTGCTTTACAAATGGCAGGTATCTTAGATTACACTCCTGCTTTAAACAACAGTCTAAACGTAGATGATACTGGTAATACTTTTGCTGGAACATTAAACGGTAGATACAAAGTATATATTGATCCATATGCAAGTAACAATACTGCTGCTCAATACTATACTGTTGGATATAAAGGAACTTCACCTTACGATGCTGGTATGTTCTATTGCCCATACGTTCCACTACAAATGGTGAGAGCGGTTGGTGAGAACACATTCCAACCAAAAATTGGTTTCAAAACTAGATATGGTCTAATTAGAAACCCATTTGCGGAATCAAGTGCTCAAACTACTGACACTGGAAGTGACCAATCAAACATTTACTACAGAATGGTAAAAGTTACAAACTTAATGTAGGATTCATTTCCTCCAATGAAATCAAAGGGCGCTCAGGCGCCCTTTTTTTTGGTCTCCTGTTCTTATACATAGTATAGTCATCAACTTAAACAACTAGCAGGTGAGGCTAGAGATATGGAGAATATATGTTTAAAAAACTGACTTCATTCCTGATTGTAGTATCAGGCATGATTTTATTATCTACAACTACACAAGCAAAAGACCCTAAAATTGGTTTCATCTACATTGGTCCTCCAGGCGACCACGGCTGGACTTATATGCACGACCAAGGTAGACAAGACATTGAAATTGAATTAGGTTTTGAAACCACATACATTGAAAACGTACCAGAAAACGCTGATGCTACTAGAGCAATACAAAAATTAGCAGCTTCTGGACACGATTTAATCTTTACAACATCTTTCAATTACATGGATCAAACTTTAGAAGTGGCAGAACAATACCCAGATATAAAGTTTGAACATGCAACTGGTTACAAAAGACTAGACAATGTTTCAACATATTCATCAAGGTTCTATGAAGGTAGAACTATTAGTGGACATATTGCCGCTAAAGAAAGTAAGACAGGCATTATAGGTTATATTGCCAGTTTTCCAATACCTGAAGTTGTAAGAGGTATTAACGCTTTCATGTTGGCTGCACAAAAGGTAAATCCAGATATTCAAATTAAGATTATATGGGCATACACTTGGTACGACCCGGCAAAAGAAGGTGATAGTGCAAAAACTTTAATCAATCAAGGTGCAGATATTATAGTACAACATACTGATACATATGCACCATGTAGAGTGGCACAGGAGATGGGTGTGAAAGCATTTGGTCAAGCAAGTGACCAATATAAGTTTTGTCCAGAGGCACATCTAACCGCAATCATTGATGAGTGGGGACCCTACTATGTTGCAAGAGCGAAAGCATTAGCAGATGGTACATGGGAATCTACTGATACATGGAAAGGTTTAGATAGTGGCATGGTACAAATGGCAAAATACACCAATATGCATCCAAATACAAAGTATGAGGCGATTGCCATAGAGAATGCTTTGAGTGAAGGTAAAATGCATTCCTTTGAAGGACCTATTTACAATCAGGCAGGCGAACTAATGGTACCAGAAGGTGAAGTTGCACCTGACGGTATGTTACTAGGCATGAACTGGTACGTAAAAGGTATAGACGGACAACTACCACAATAATTAACAAAAGGCGCCTTCACGGCGCCTTATAAATAGTAGTATGACAGATTTAAGTTTATCAGAAAAACAACCTACTACTTTAGATTACGCTGACCCTACGAAATTTAAGTTTCAGATAATCAAATTACCTACTGTAGAGTACAATACCACAGCGGCAAACGTGCCTGGTATTACATTAACAGAAATGACCCAACCTACAAGACTACAGCAATTAAAGATTGCAGGTAATGATATAAGCTTTGATGATTTAACAGTTACATTTATTGTAGATGATGAACTCATTAATTATAGAAAAGTACATGACTGGATGGTAGGTCTAGGTCAAGTAGATAGTGATAACAAGTTTAGAGATATATTAACAGAAGGAAAAGATAGATTTCCTTTATCTCAATTACATGCAACAAAAGGTAGCACACCTGATGGTGCAGTATATTCAGACGCTAAACTTATACATTTGTCAAACAGAAACGTACCTAAAGTAGAGGTAAGTTTTGTAGATTGTTACCCTAAATCATTAAGTGCTTTAGACTACAATCAAGGTGCAACTGATACAGAATACTTACAAGCGACAGTAACCTTTGGTTACAAGTATCACAGTTTCACTACGCCTTTTTAAGACGTATATATATTATTAGGATTAAATTATGAACTTAGACGAACTACAGCAGGCTGCTGAAAAAGATTTGAAGATTGACGATACTGAACTTGACATAGAAAGTTTAAATACACCAATCATACACGCCAAGTACCTCAAACATTACTCTACCTATAGTCTCATGCTGACAAAAGCACAGAGTGAATATTCTTCTTTGTATAAAAGAAAGTGGGTATTCTATACAGGTAAAGCAGACCCAGAGGAATATAAAGAGAAAAACTTTGAACTTAAAGTATTACGACAAGACGTAGGCACTTTTATAGAAGCAGACGAAGAAATTGTTAAACAACAACAAAAAGTTTCTTATTTAAAAATTGTATGCCATTATTTAGAGAACACATTGAAACAAGTCAACAACAGAGGTTTTCAAATAAAGAACGCCATTGACTGGAAAAGATTTACGGAAGGAAGTATGTAATGATATTTTGTATAGGTAACGGCGAAAGCAGAAAGAACTTTGATTTAGAAACACTACGACCATACGGTAAGATATATGGTTGTAACGGACTGTATAGAGATTTTACACCTGACATATTACTGGCAATGGACTATAACATATGCCACGAAATATATCGTAGTGGTTATGCCTTTGACCATCCTGTTTATTTAAAAACATGGCAAAAGAATCCACATTCCATGTATGAAAAACTATTTCATCCTGAAACCGCGGCAAAATTTATTGGTCAAAACATAGACCCATATGAATATACTGATGAGTGGGCATGGCGTGGCGAGAAGAAAAGATTTTTTGTTTGTTGGGCAAACAATAGAGACTTAATGAAAAAAATGAGAGAAGAACGAAAAGACTGGAACGAAGATGATTTTAAGTTATATCTCAGCGAAGACCAAGAAGGTTATCTCATTACATGGACAAAGAAAAAAGATAAAGTAATGGGTTTAGGTAAGTATGCGGTGGAGAAAACAAATGCAGGTATATTAATTGCACAGATGGCAGCAGATAAAGATAAACTCATTTATCTACTAGGTTATGATTATCACTCTAAAGACAAAACAGTAAACAATATGTACAAGGGTACAAAAGGTTATGTAGGTACAAATGCAAAAGCAATAGTACCAGATAACTGGATAATGCACACAAAGAGATTACTTAATCACTATGACAAAGACCACAAATTTGTCCATGTTGGTGATCCTATAGAAGAATTAGCAGACAAAAAGAACTGGGAAAATATCTCTTACGAAGAACTTAATGAGCGAATTAGCCGTAACGAAATTTAACGAAGCGTACATTAAGTGTACAAGTGAAGATTTAGGACTCTTACAGTCTCTATCTGACTTCTTTACGTTTCCTGTACCAGGTGCCAGTTTTATGCCATCAGTACGAGCCAAAAGATGGGACGGCAAAGTACGTCTTTTTTCAAAGGCGACAGGAAAAATTTATGCTGGACTGTTACCTTACATACAGCATTTTTGCAAGGAAAACAGCCATACAATCATACTAGACGAGTCCTTAACCATTGGTGATGGCGTTCCTACCAATGATGTTTCCAAGTTTATTGACAAATTATCATTGAAAGACATAGAGATAAGAGATTATCAATTAAATGCGGTGACCCATGCATTGAACAATAAAAAGACAATACTCTTGTCACCTACTGCCTCAGGTAAGTCATTAATCATTTATTGTATTATAAGAATGATGAAAGTTTTAGGTCACAGGTGTTTATTGATTGTGCCTACCACATCTTTGGTAGAACAAATGTACAAAGACTTTATTGATTATGGTTGGGACGCTGAGAAGTATGTACAACGAAAGTATTATGGTTATGAGATTGATGATAGCAAACCTATTGTTGTTTCTACATGGCAATCACTGGCGACCTTTGATAAGAAATACTTTGACCAATTTGGTTGTGTCATAGGTGATGAAGCACATTTATTTAAGTCTAAAGAGTTACAGAAAATATTAGGTGCTTTAATAAACGCTAAATATAGAATAGGTACCACTGGTACTTTAGATGATAGTAAGACACACAAGCTTGTACTTGAAGGTCTATTTGGCACCGTACATCATGTTACGACAACACGAGAGCTGATAGACAGGAAACAACTTGCTGACCTAAAAATACAATGTATTGTGTTGAAGTATCCTAAAGAGGATTGTATTCAAGTCAAAGGTCTAAAGTACCAGGAAGAAATGGATTTTATAGTTTCACATGAAAAGAGAAACAAGTTTATTCGTAACTTAGTACGAAAACAAACTGGTAATACTTTGGTATTATTTCAGTATGTAGAAAAACATGGTAAGATATTACATCAAATGATTGGTGATACTATTGACCCACAAACACGAAAACTCTTTTTTGTTTATGGTGGTACAGATACAAAAGATAGAGAAACAGTCAGGAGTATAACAGAAAATGAGACCAATGCTATTATCGTTGCAAGCTACGGTACGTTCAGTACCGGTATTAACATCCGCAATTTACATAACATTGTTTTTGCTAGTCCTTCTAAATCTAAAATTCGCAATCTCCAGTCTATTGGTAGGGGTCTTCGTCTTGGTGGTAATAAAGACGTTGCTACGTTGTATGATATATCTGATGATTTTACCTATAAGAGTTATAAGAACTTTACTATGAACCATTTCCTAGAAAGGATAAATATCTATAGTGAGCAAGAGTTTGACTATGAAATATTTAATGTGGACCTTATATGACAGATAGAAAAGAAATAAAAACAAAGACAGTTACAATACCTACACCTAGAATGTTAAAATTATCAACAGGTGAACAGGTTATCTGTATCATGTATGTACAGGAAGGTAGTGATTTTATTCGCTTATCTGACCCTTATAAAATAGAATTACATAATTTTGATATGGATCCTACACAATACTATATGGAAGAAAGAATGTCAATGAAACCTTGGGTGTGGCAATCCAGTGATAAAATCTTTTCTATACATAAGAATAATATAATGACTATCGCCATGCCTAACGCAGAAATCAAAGATTACTATAATAATATACGTTTAGGGCATATAAAGATTCCTGCACAGGAAAAACTAAAACCCATGCCTAGTGAGGACGAGTTTAACAGATTACTTGATAAACTTGGTGATGAAGACTACTTTGATGTCATTGAACATCTTAAAGGTAAGAAGACGGTACACTAAGATATACCTGTATCTGAAGGAGGGACACCGCCCATTATATACTAACCCACCAATAAAGTCAAGCCTTTTTTTAATTAACTTATTAAAGCTTTACTTTTTATCAAAAATGTGTTATAATACATATAATTTAATAAAGGAAATTTATTATGACTGAAACAGTAAAACTAAAAACACCTAAGAAAAAGGAACATTATGTTTCCAATAAGGAGTTTTTAGTTGCAATGAAAGAATTTAAAAAGAAGTGTTTAGCTGCAGAGAAAAGAGGAAGAAGGCAACCACCTATAAGTGATTACATAGGTGAATGTTTTTTAAAGATTGCCAATCATCTATCTTACAGACCAAACTTCATTAACTACACATACAAAGAAGATATGATATCTGATGGTATAGAGAATTGCCTACAGTATGTATCAAACTTTGATCCAGAAAAAAGTAACAATCCTTTTGCTTACTTTACACAAATTATATACTACGCTTTTATTCGTAGAATACAAAAAGAAAAGAAACAAACAACAATCAAACAGAAACTTATTCTTAAATCAGGACTAGATGAATTAGTTTTACAGGCCGGTGATGATGGTGATTATCAAAATCAATATGCGGACTTTCTAAAGAAGAACATGATTGAGACAGAACCAGAGAAACCAAAAGAGAAAAAGGTAAGAAAGAAAGAACCTAAGAAATTAGAATACTTTATGCAATGACAGAAAAGATTATAATTGTAGGAGGTGGTAGTGCAGGCTGGATGTCAGCGGCAACACTTATCAAAGCCTTTCCTCACAAAGACATCACCGTAATAGAAAGTCCTAATACACCCACCGTAGGTGTAGGTGAAAGTACCATTGGTAGTATTAATGATTGGTTATCTTTCTTAGAACTAGAAGATAAGGACTGGATGCCTCATGTAGGTGCTTCCTATAAATTAAGTATTAAGTTTACAGACTTTTATAAAAAAGGTGAAGAATTTCATTACCCATTTGGTTTACCTTATGAACCTTATATTTCTAATGATACACGAAACAAATGGTATTTAAAGAAACATTTACAGAATTGTAAAACATCTGACTATGCTGAATGTATGGCACCACAAATTGCCTTAGCGAATACAAACAAAATGGCAAAATCTTTTGATGGTTTTGATTATCACAAAGACGCTGCTTATCATTTTGACGCTTTACTCTTTGCAAAATATCTAAAAGAGAATTATTGTTTACCAAGAGGTGTAAAACATATAAAAGAACATATAAACACCGTAGAAACAAATGAACATGGTATTATATCATTGAACGATAAACATACTGCCGACCTATACTTAGATTGCACAGGCTTTAAATCTTTGTTAATGAAAGAAGTAAATAGTAAGTTTATTCACATGAACCATATTTTACCAAATGATAGTGCATGGTCAACAAAATTAGAATATACAGATAAAGAAAAACAATTAGAACCATATACAAATTGTACCGCTATAGAAAACGGTTGGGTATGGAATATACCTCAATGGCAAAAGATTGGTACTGGTTATGTTTATTCAAGTAAGTATATTGATGATGACCAAGCGTTAGAAGACTTTCATAACTATTTGGGAAAACCAAAGAATGTAAATTATAAAAAAACAGGTATGAGAGTAGGTAGACATAAACATATGTGGAAAAAGAATGTATGCTCTATAGGACTGGCTGCAGGTTTTATTGAACCTTTAGAAAGTACAGGTCTCCTTCAAACACATGTATTTTTATTAAAACTTGTAAAGAATTTAGAACGAGGCAAAGTATCACAGTTTGATAAAGATACACACAATTTAGAATGTAATGATATATTTGATAACTTTGTTGCCTTTGTGGCGATGCATTATTCTTTATCACATAGAGACGATACACAATATTGGCGTGATGTAAGAGAAAGAAGTATTGCGGAGTTAGAACTAGTGCAAAAAGTAATGAAAGTAAAACACATTGACCATTATTTTACAATAGATGGTGGTATGCATTATATTGCCACAGGTATGAATTATGATCCTATCTCTATGACAGATATATTAACAAAACAATATGAACTAGACACAGATATAATAGATGAAAAATATGTGGCAACATTTGATACAAATAAGAATAGATGGAAAAATAATGCCAAAAAAGAACTTACATTATATAAATTTTTAAAGGAGAATATACATGGGTAAAATTGCCTTGATTAACGACACCCATTTAGGTTGTAGAAATGATAATCCTAATTACCATGAGTATATCTACAAGTTTTGGGAAGAACAGTTTTTTCCTTATATAGAACAAAACAATATAGATACAATCATACATTTAGGTGACGTGTTAGATAGACGTAAGTATGTGAATTTTAAAACACTACAAGATTTCAATGAAAGAATAGTCAAAAGATTAAACGCCTATAATGTACATATCATTGTAGGTAACCATGACACCTATTATAAGAACACAAACAATGTCAATGCACCACAAGAATTGTTAAGTCAATACCATGTGTATAGTCAACCAACAAAGGTGACAATAGATGATATGAACATGTTAATGATACCTTGGGTAACACCTGAGAACTATGATAAAACAAAGATGATGTTAGAACAAGAAAGTGCTGACATGGTACTAGGTCATTTAGAAATCAAAGGTTTTGAAATGCACAATGGTCATGTGAGTGATACAGGTTTAGAACAATCATTATTCAGTAGATATGAAAAAGTATTATCTGGTCACTTTCACAAAAAGAGTGACAACGGCCATATATACTATTTGGGTAGTCAATATGAAATGACTTGGTCAGATTATAATTGTCCTAAAAACTTTCATGTACTGGACACAGAAACAAGAGAAATAGAAGCCATTCGTAACCCTTTGACTATTCATTCTAAAATATATTACAATGATGAAACAACAGACTATGCAAATTTTGATTATGATACATGCAACCATAAATATATTAAACTCATTGTAGAAAAGAAAACAGATTACTTTATGTTTGATAAGTTTGTTGATAACATATATCAAAACGCCAAACCTTATGACTTAAAGATAATAGAAGACTATTCAGACTTAGACGCTACGAGTGTGGCAGACGATATAGTGGAACAAAGTGAAGATACCCCTACTTTACTGGACACCTATATAGAACAAACAGATACTACCTTAGATAAAGGTAGATTAAAAAACTTGATGAAAAGTTTATACACGGAGGCATTTGATTATGAGTAATGATTACCCAGACCACTTGTATTATAACAATACATACTTTTTTGGTCCTTATTTACATCATGGTAGAGTTGACCCTAAATTTATTAAAGACTTATTAGCCATAGGTGAGAAATCACAGGATATGGTTGATATGAAAAAGAACTTAGCAGGTGATTTAAAAGGTGAGTGGAAGTTTAGTGAAGAAGACCAAAGATGGTTTTGTAAACACATGAGATTAAACTTTGAACATTATGTGAAACAACGTGCCAGTTGGCATGCTGATTCAGAATTAGAAAAAAGAGGATATATTATAGATAACGTATGGATTAATTATCAACATCCAGGTGATTATCAACCAGAGCATATACATGCAGGTGATTTTAGTTGGGTTATTTATTTACAGAATCCACCAGGACTAGAAGAAGAAAGAGATAACCACGATACACGAGGTCCTGCACCAGGTACAATTACCTTCTCTTATGGTGAGGGTGTTGGTATGTCAATTGAAAACTATGCTGTCATCAATCAAAACTTTGCCAATAAAGTAGGTGACTTCTTTATATTTCCGGCACAATTAAGGCATTCTGTACCACAATTTAAGAGTGAGGGTGTGAGAATATCTATAAGTGGGAATGGTAGTTTCCAAGAAAAACATAGTCCATATAATGATTACTTTTATGGAGAACAAAGAATAAACAATTAATGATAATATTTGAAACGATAAGGTGGAAGAACTTTCTTTCCACTGGCAATACCGGTATAGAAGTAAAACTAAACGAACACCAAGATACACTTATTGTAGGTCACAATGGTGCAGGTAAATCAACAATACTTGACGCCTTGTGTTTTGGTCTTTTTAATAAACCTTTTAGAGATATTAAGAAAGAACAAATGGTCAATAGTGTTAATCTAGGTGGCACAGAAATAGAAATAGAGTTTAGTATCTCTAATAATAAGTACAGAATTAAACGTGGCATTAAACCTAATGTGTTTGAAATACACCTGAATGGTGAACTTGTCAATCAGGATGCCTCTATTGCTGACCAACAAAAATACTTAGAACAACAAATATTGAAATTTAATTACCGTAGTTTTACACAGGTTGTTATACTAGGCAGTAGTGCATTTGTACCTTTTATGGAATTAAAATCACCACATAGACGAGAAGTTGTGGAAGATATACTTGATATAAAGATATTTTCTGTAATGAATATGTTAGTAAAGATACAAATAAAAGAAATACAAGACCAGTTACGAGATATTGATAGAGAGATTGATATTACCAAAAACAAAGTAGAGACACAGGAAAGATATATTGAACAAACAGGTAAGCAAACACAATCTACAATAGATGATTACAATAAGAAGATACAAGAAAACAAAGACGCATTAAACAAATACAATGACCATAAAGCAGAGTTAGAAAAAGTATTAAACAAAGAAAAAGAAAAGATACTAGATGAGAATAAGGTACGAGAACAAGTAAAGAGATTAAATGCCTTTGAAACACAGTTTGAAACAAAAGTCAATGAGTGTACTAAACATAAAAAGTTTTATGAAGCACATGATAATTGTCCTACATGTCAACAGACTATAGACCCACAGTTTAAATCAGAAAAGATATCTAAAGAAAACAACCAGATGTTAAAGTTTAATCAGGCATTAGAAGATGTTGCCAAAGAAATATCTAGTAAACAACGAAGACTACAAGCCATTGCAAGTGTCTATGAGAATATGAAAGTAACAGAAATAGATATTGCGAAGTTTGAACAATCTAGTAACGAACTACAAAACATTAATCGTAAATTAGAAAGTCAAGTAAATACTCTTATGCAACAAAGTGAAGAAACAGGTAATGCAAAAGGTAAACTAGAGTCCTTACAAGAAATGATGGCACACCACGAGAGTGAACAGTTACGAAAAAAAGAAGAACTAGATTATCTACAGGCTGCCAGAGTAATGTTGGCAGATACAGGTATCAAAACAAAAGTTATCAAACAATATCTGCCTATAATGAACCAGTTGATAAACAAATATTTGGCGTCTATGGACTTCTTTGTTAATTTTAAATTAGATGATGAGTTTAGAGAGATTATAAGAAGTAGATTCCGTGATGACTTTAGTTATAGTAGTTTTAGTGAAGGTGAAAAGATGAGAATAAATCTGGCACTATTGTTTACATGGCGTGCCATTGCTAAGATGAAGAACAGTATATCTACCAATCTATTAATGTTAGATGAAATATTTGACAGTAGTTTAGATGGTCAAGGTACAGATGACTTTCTAAAGATACTGAATACACTAGAAGGTGAGAATGTGTTTATCATATCACATAAGACAGACCTGATGGCAGATAAGTTTAAAAACATAATGAGGTTTGAGAAGTACAAAAACTTTACAAGGATTGTTGAGTGAAATATTTTCCAGTAGTTGTAGATAATTTCTTCCGTAATCCAGATTTGATAAGAAAACTGGCATTGAGTTTAAACTATACACCTGATGATAAAGGTAGATGGCCTGGTCAGCGAAGCGAACAGTTACATACAATAGACTATGAATTGTTTATGAGTATTATGTTAAAGATTATGTCTATCTATACAGACTTTGCTTATTCAAACGTTACATGGGAAAATGCTAGTCTTTACTTTCACAAAATAAAAGATACAGGTGATAAAGAACTGAATAAAGGTTGGATTCATATTGACCAAGACTTTGAATTAGCAGGACTATGTTATTTGAATCCTGGTGTAAATGATATAAACACAGGCACCTCACTTCACTCAATAGAAGACCACCACAAGTACGAAAGACATTATTATAAACATTTGTATTATCGAGGCGACAATGTGGATATAAATGATTATAAGAAAGAACTGAAAGAACACAATGACAAATATACAGAAACAATGAGAATATCTAACGTGTATAATAGAATGATTACCTATGATACAAAAGAACATCATTGTTTAAATGGCATATCAGAGAATGAAGAAAGATTAACTATGTTATTGTTTATGAGTGATATATCACCAGAAGGTAAGTTTCCTGTTTCCAGAATACAAGATGACAAACAGTATGATAACTTTATTGAAGAAAGGATAAATTTTTTATTATGAAGATAACAATTGCCAGATTACGAAGTGGTACAAATTATAAAGAACCACTACACGATATTATGGATAGTTTCTATGACCTATACAGACGATACATGGAAGAAAATACACAACACACTTATGGTGTTTATAACTTTGGATGGGGTCATGCAAACAGAAAAAAGTTAGATGATATACCAGATAGTGACGTTATTATTATACCAAGTGAGAATGAATTTACACAACACATTAAAAACTTTGTTGACCCAAGGCACAAAGCAAGAAGTGATGAAATGGTCAAACAAATAGGTGAACACCTATCAAATAAACATGTAATGATATGGCGTAGTGATAGAGCAGATAATGAAGAACTGTATCGTAACAAAACATTTAAAGACCAACCCATTGGCAAGTTTAGTACATTAGACGAAATGGATATACCTGGTGGACTACATGGCATGAAGTATCATTTTATTACAGAAAACTATCCGGCAAAACTAGATGAAACACGAGACATAGATTTTGTCTATTGGGGTACAGATAAACGTAAGACAACAGAAAATGTTGATAGTGGTGATCCTAGGCACAAAGTATTTAAACAGATATACAAAGAAAAGAAGTTGTCCTCATACTGGATTGGTAAATTTAGTAATATAGAAAGAAATATGAAGATAAACCGTATGGTGCATATATTACCATATCTAACAAGTGGTAAAGGTACATTGTGTTTTAACTGGATGAGTGAGACAGCCACAACAAGTAGATACCATGAGGCATTGGCCTGTGGGTTGATACCATTTGTATGGCATAACTATGATGTAAACAATACAATAGTCGCTGACCCATGGCAGAGAGTATCAAGTGTAGAAGAACTCTATGAAAAGTATGAAGAATTAAATGGAGCCAAAGGTGATTTATGGGGTCAAAAACTGATGGACATAGAAGAAGAATATAAAAAGAATGTCCTGAAATCAAAAGATGAGTATTATCAACTATTTAAGACAAGGCTTGACAAATTGTTAGAATTATGATAGGATATAGAATTATATTATGGAAAAGAAAATAGATCCGCTACTAGAAGAGCAATGGGAGGTTTTTCAAAAAGAAAACCCAAGTGCGACATATCGTCACGTTGATGAGAATGAACTGGTAGATAGACTAACAAAAGAATTAACTTATGCTTCTAATATGTCAGTAGAAGAATACACACTATATCAAAAATGGTGTGAAGTAAAAAACAAATATCCTGCACAAAAAGTAAATACTTTATTTGGTGAAGAAAGTCAATTAGTTGACCAGTCAAAAGATAAGTTATTAGTACATGTGAAAAACAATATATGGTCACCTAAAGACCCTATGGACTTTGAAAAGTTAGAACCAGAGTTAATCTATACAAAAGACATACCCAATGGGTCACAATTGTGGAATGCAATTCGTACATTTGCTTCTACAATGAAAAACAATAACAACATAGGTCGTAACCTTAACTTTATTGTAAGAGATAAACCAACAAAGAAATACTTAGGTGTTATTTGTATCTCATCAGACTTTTTAGATTTAACACCAAGAGACAATTACATAGGTTGGGATAGAGAACGTAAAACGAAGAAGATGATTAATCATACGGCAATAGGTAGTACGATTGTGCCACTACAACCACTAGGGTTTAATTATACAGGTGGTAAGTTATTGGCGTTATTATGTTTATCTGATAAAGTACAAGAAATATGGAAAAGAGAATATGGTGACACGATGGTAGGTGTAACAACAACAAGTCTATATGGTAGTTTTAGTCAGTATCAAAATCTTAAATACTGGAAGAAAAGAGGTCATAGTTCAGGTAGTGTATCTTATGAAGCAACAAAACCTACAATTTCTATGATACGAGATTGGTTAAAAGAAAATCATACAAGAAAATACTTTGAATGGTATGGTGCAACAAAACCTACAGGCCAACCTTATAAGAGAGACCACAGAAATAGGTCACATACATTTGCCTACAGTAAGTTAGGCATACCAAGAGAGATTACAAAGTCTGCTCATAGTCGTGGTATCTATTTTAGTACACTATATGATAACACTTGCGAATTTTTAAAAGAAGAAATAACGGAAGATAAGTTAAAAAAATCATTTGATAGTAGTATTGAAGGACTTGTAAATGTATGGAAAAACAAGTATGCTAGTAAGCGTATTAAATCATTGATTAACCAGTCTAGGACGAACATGGAGACACTTTATTATGATGACTTGATACATCTAACTTGGGAAGAAACAAAGAATAAGTATCTAAAACAGGTAGGAAGATGAGAACATTTAGCGAACACCACATCTGTTGCAAAAATACAACAGTACAAAAATGATAAGTCATTGAAAAACAACGATTTTAATTTATATTATTTTGTTGACATTTGAACCAAAATGGTATAGGATATAGAAATAATTAACGAGGTATTATGAAACAAATTAGTAAAGAACAAAAATCAAATTTAGCAAGATTACTTGCAACAGAAAATCTTAACATAGAACACAGAAAAGTTAAGACGGCTTATTTTATTCCTAAAACTAGAACTTTATGCCTTCCAATATGGGAAGATATGAGTAACGATTTATATGACCTTTTATGCGGACACGAAGTTGGTCACGCTTTATATACTCCACAAGATGAAACAGTTTTAAAAGAAGCGATGAAGAATATTCCTCATTCATACTTTAATGTTGTAGAAGACATTAGAATTGATATGAACATGAAGAAGAAATATCCTGGTTTAAGAAAATCTTATTTCAATGGTTATAAAGAATTAGTTGAAAGAGACTTCTTTGGTAATATCCAAGAAGACGCTAACTCTATGAGATTTATTGATAGACTTAATATCTTTACTAAATCTGGTAACTTAGAACAAACAATTGAATTTAACGAACAAGAACAAGAATTTGTTAACAAGTCACAAAAACTTGTTACATTTGATGATGTTATACAATTAGCAACAGAAATCTTTGAATACTCTAAAGAAGAAAACTACGATCCTGAAAATGACCCATTACAACAAGTAGAAGCACAAAATGAAAATGGCGAAGAAGGTGAAGAAGAAACACAATCAGAGGAAAGTGAAAGTAATGGCGAAGAAGAAAACCAACAAGATAATGATGAAGGCGATACTACCACATCTACAAATGATAAACCTGCGACCAACGAAGAAGCAGAAACACAATCAAAACCGTCAACAGGTGAAAAAGGTAGTCACAACCCAGATATAAATGCTGGTGTAACAAAACCTACTAATGTGGCACAAACAGATGTTGCCTTTGAAGAAAACAAATCTACTCTATCTAATACTGATGAAAAAACAAAAGATAATTTATATGTTACATTACCAAGTATTAAATCTAGTGTGATTGTTGATTACAAAGAAGTATCAAACAAAATGAGTGAGTATCTTTCTACCACATATACAGATAAGTCATACAATTATAATATTAAAGATATTGCTAAAAGAAATACAAGATTTGCTGAGTTCAAAAGAAAACAAATGAAAACTGTACATTATATGGCAAAAGAATTTGAAATGAAGAAAGCGGCAGATAACTATAATAAAACACAACAAGCAGTATCTGGTTCTTTAAATATGAACAAAATACATTCTTACAAATATAATGATGATATCTTTAAGAAGTTACAAGTAGAACCAGGTGCTAAAAATCATGGTATGATTATGTTTATTGATTGGTCTGGTAGTATGAGTGATAACTTAGAGGATACTATTAATCAAACATTAAACTTAGTTATGTTTTGTAAGGCAGTACAAATACCTTTTGAAGTATATGCCTTCTCAGATATCAATTCTAAATATTTTGAACCCAATAGTGAAATGAATGATTACTGGAGAAGTGATAGAAAGTCAATTCAAATTGCACCATTCAATCACAAACCTGGTGACTTGTTTGTTGAAAATGTTACACTTATTAATTTTCTATCAAGTAGAATGAAACCAAGAGAATACAATGAAGGTATGCAAAACCTTTTTGGTATAGGTGAGTGTTATGGTAGTCATCATCGAGGTAGATATTATAGAAGTGCTTATGAACCACAATCTGAGGAAGATTACAACGTGGTACAATCACCACAATGTATGAGACTTGGTGGTACGCCGTTAGACCCTTGTATCATTGCGGCTACAACTATTGTAAAAGAATTTATTACAAAGAATAAAATACAGAAAATGAACACAATCTTTTTAACTGATGGTTGTGGTCACACATTACAAAATGTTGTATTGAATGACGGTAGAGTATCTAACGAAAATAGTCACAAACACAATATTGTTATTAGAGATAATGAAACAAAAACAAATACTACTTATGATGGTTATGGTTTTAACTCAACACATAAACCTATGTTAGATTTGTTTAAAAGAAAAACTGGTAGTAAAGTTATTGGATTTTATATATCTGCTCGTAATAATGTATCCTATTATGACATCAATAATTTTCTACCAGTTGAAGCAGGCAACGAAGGTGTTGAAGCAGTAAGACAAAAAATGAGAAAAGATAAAGTTGGTATCATTACTGGTAATGGTTATGATGAATTGTTTATCTTACCTAAAAAGAACTTAAAAATTGTTGATGAAGAAGCGAATATAGACCCTTCTATGACACCAGCAAAAATGAAACAACAATTCCTTAAAACGCTGAAAACAAAGAAAACAAGCAGAGTTTTATTAAATAAATTCGTAGAAAGAGTAGCATAATGAGTGGCTGCGACAAGTTGTCAAGTAAATTAATTGATAACCTATTGAAAAATAAAGGTTTTAAATTGTATTATTTACTTGACTTTACAGCAAAACTATGATAGGATATAGAGATAATTAAAAATAAAGAGGAAAACATTATGAAATTAAATGATAAACAAAAACAATTTGTAGAGACTGCTTACAAAGAACTTGGTACTGATACAGTAACAAGAAAGCAAGTCCAAGAAATTGAGACTAAATTTAATCTAACTGGTAACAGTTGGTTAGTTAATTCAGGAGACTACAAAGTGGGTCGTGGTGTATATAAATTACCTGTTAACGGTATGGTTAATCCATCTAAGAATGTTAAACAGAAATTATCACCTGTACAACCACAAGAAAAGGTTACACTTAAAACTACTGAACGTGTTGCTGATAATCTAGTGCCTTCTAAAGAGGCAACTTTTGTATCTTTTGGTAACTACAAAGATATTAAGAATATTGTTAAATCTGGTATCTTTTATCCTACTTTCATTACTGGTTTATCTGGTAATGGTAAGACACTTAACATAATTCAAAGTTGTGCTGAGTTAAAACGTGAATTAATTAGAGTTAACATAACTGTTGAAACGGACGAAGATGATTTACTTGGTGGTTTCAGATTAGTTGACGGTGCTACAGTATGGCATGACGGTCCTGTTGTTGACGCTATGAAACGTGGCGCTGTTCTTTTACTTGATGAGATTGACTTAGCAAGTAATAAGATTATGTGTTTACAACCTATCTTAGAAGGTAACGGTGTGTTCCTTAAAAAGATTGGTAAATTTGTAGAACCACAATCTGGTTTTAATGTAATCGCTACTGCCAATACAAAAGGTAAAGGTAGTGATGACGGAAGATTTATTGGTACTAACATACTCAATGAAGCATTCCTTGAAAGATTTCCTGTTACTTTTGAGCAACAGTATCCTCCTATCAAGGTAGAACAAAAAATACTTGATAACGTTATGGATGCCTATAACTTAAAAGATGACAAGTTTACAGAAAACCTAGTTAAATGGGCTGATGTAATTCGTAAGACTTTCTATGATGGTGGTGTTGATGAGATTATCGCTACTCGTAGATTAGTACATATCATTAATGCTTATGCTATCTTTAAGAACAAACTAAAATCTGTTCAAGTGTGTGTAAACAGATTTGATGATGATACTAAAAACAGTTTCCTTGATTTGTATTCCAAAGTTGACGCAGGCGTTAATATGGAAGACCTATCAGGAAATGTCAATGATGATGAGACAGTAGAGGATAGTAATATCTAATATGAAATTCATTCATAATGTAGACCTCGTAGGTGGCGGAACTCATAATCCCGCCACCGCTAAATCTACTTTGAGCGGGTTAAGCATAAAAGTAATGTGTGTTAATTCCATTAACAAGAACTTCGGGCAGTACGAAGGATCCGCTCCAACTAACTAATAAAGATATGACAATAACAGTAATAGTAAAAAATAACAACGTAGAAAAAGCTATTAGAACCTTAAAGAAAAAGGTCCTAAAAGAAGGTCTCTTAAAAGAAATAAAACAAAGGCAATATTACGAAAAGCCTACGTTAAAGAGACAAAGAAGACATAAAGAAAATCTAAAACGTGTTGCTAAATTAAATAAGCAACGAGAACGTGAAGGATTTTAAAAGAATTTCTGTTGATGACACGGCGGAATAAACACCATAAACTAAAGGAGTATATTATGGCAAGAACAAGAATAGCAAACAGCACAAAATTTCTTAATGCAATGTTAAGAGGTGCTAGTGTAACCTGGACGGAAGCACAAAAAAAATTTAGTTTGAAATCACCAAGAAGCGTGGTTAACAAATTAAGAGAAGATGGACATTGTGTGTACATCAATAAATCAGCAAAAGGTACTAGTTACAGAATTGGTACACCTTCAAAAGCGTTAGTGGCTGCAGGTTTTGCTATGTTAGAAGGCGCTTCTGCATAAATAGTCATGTGGCAATTCATAAGACCACTTGAATGTTGCCTCTCGTAAAGACAACATATTCAGCCTTTTTATGGTTTGGGCTTGTAAAAAATTAAACCATAACTATATAAATACTAATGTACGCCATAATGGGTACATTTTAAACTCGCTTAAAAGGAGAAAAACTATGAATAAAACTCTATCAATATGGAATGACCTACGACCATTTACTGTAGGCTTTGATAGTATCTTTGACCATTTTGACAATCAGTTAGAACATACAAGGTCACAAAATCAAACTTATCCCCCATACAACATTAACAGAATTGACGACCTCAATTATCAAGTTGAAATGGCACTTGCCGGTTTCAGTAGAAGTGATATTGATGTCCAGTACGCTGACAATCAATTAACTGTTAAGTCCGTACATAGTGATAAAGATGAAAAAGATACTATTCATAGAGGCATATCAAAAAGACATTTTACTAGACGATTTACTGTAGCAGATGATGTTATGGTAAAAGGTGCTAAGATGGAAGATGGTATGCTTTTAATTGACTTGGAAAAAATAGTACCAGAGGAAAAGAAACCTAGAACTATTGAAATTAAATAATGAATAAATGATAGGGTGGGCGTTATGCCCACCCACCACTATATTATGAGCATACTTTTTGAAACACATATACTACACAAACACTTAGACCTTAACCTAGAGGTCATTAAACATCATTGTCGTGGCATAAGAATACATGGCAAAGGTAGAGACGTTTCTAACATAGGTGGTTGGCAAAGTGAAGACTTATACGGCGACCATCCTGAACTTTACGATTTATTTGAATCCATAGATGAATATGGTAATGAATATTCTCAACATGTAAATAGAGACCACGTTAAACTTGATAACGTGTGGGTAAACTTTAATGGTTACAAAGATTACAATAGACCACATGTACATAGTGGTGCATATGTGAGTGGTGTGTATTATGTACAAACACCTGAAGATTGTGGCAACTTATGTTTTGAACACCCTTCGCCACTACACAATACTGAATGGGACCATGTACCAAATGTAATGGGATATGTTCCACAAGAGAATGATTTGTTTTTATTTCCTAATTGGCTAAGTCATTATGTATTACCAAATCTAAACAAAAAAGAGGAAAGAATTTCAATCTCATTTAATCTAAGGCTTGACAAATCAACTGAATTATGATAGGATACCATTATGTATAAATTTAAAGAAGATATTATATTAGATGATGTAAAGAGTTATATTGACAAAACATATAGTTCTCATTATTCATCTACAAAAAAACAGGCTACTGAAATCATTATCGACCAAGGACACGGTGAAGGTTTTTGTATGGGCAATATTTTAAAATATGCTCAACGTTATGGCAAAAAAGATGGCAAGAATAAGAATGACCTTATGAAAGTTATACATTATGCTGTAATTCAATTGTCCCAAGACCACTATCAGCAAGAGAATTTGTTAAAAAACTTACAACAAGACTTATTACAATATGATATTGGCAAACATGAAGAACCTGCCTTACGCTCTGTAATGTCAGAAAAATATAACAAGGAAAATATATAATGAAACTAAGTGAAGCGACCAAAGAGATATTGAAGAACTTTTCTGACATCAATCCTAACTTGATGATTAAACCAGGTAAAGAACTAAAAACAATCTCTACTATGAAGAATATCCTTGCCACAGCGCAAGTAGAAGAAGACTTTCCACAAGATATTGCTATCTATGACCTATCTGAGTTCTTAGGTGTAATGTCTTTATTTAACAAACCTACATTTGCTTTTGATGATAAGTCATTGTCAATTAGTGAAGAAGGTACAAAAACAAAGTCAAAGTATTACTTTGCTGATGCCTCTATTTTAACAACACCACAAAAAGATGTTAAAATGCCAGAAGCAGAGGTAAACTTTACATTGACGGAAACTGACTTAACAAAAGTTAAGAAAGCGGCTGCAATGTTACAACTACCTGATATCGCTGTATCAAGTGAAGGTGGTGATATTACATTGTCGGCGATGGATAAAAAGAATGATACTGCCAATAACTTCAATCTCAAAGTAGGTACAAGTGATAAGACATTTGTATTTCACTTTAAAACAGAACATTTGAAAATGTTACCTGGTGATTATGATGTGGCAATCTCATCTAAATTAATTAGTAATTTTAAACACAAATCTAAATCAATTCAATATTGGGTTGCATTAGAGAATACAAGTAAATATACTGGCTAATTAGATGAGGATTTTATTATGGATAACTTTTTATGGGTAGAGCGATATAGGCCTGCCAAGATTGACGAATGTATTCTTCCTGTTGAGATTAAGAATACATTTAAACAACTACTATCTAAGGGTGAGATACCTAACTTATTGTTAAGTGGTACTGCTGGCACAGGCAAAACTACTGTAGCGAAAGCATTATGTACTGAATTAGGTTTAGATGTAATGATGATTAATGGTTCTGATGAAGGCCGTTCAATTGACATTGTAAGAAATCAAATTCGTAACTTTGCCAGTACAGTATCACTTAATCAAACAGGCAAACCTAAAGTTGTAATTGTTGATGAAGCAGATTACATGAATGCTGAAAGTGTTCAACCTGCATTAAGAAACTTTATAGAAACGTTTAGTGGTAACTGTAGATTTATATTTACATGTAATTACAAGAACAAAATTATACCTGCAATTCACAGTAGATGTACTGTAATTAATTTTACAATACAAAACAAAGACAAAGAAAAACTAGCAGGACAATTTCATACACGCCTTTCTAAAATACTTGACCAAGAAAACATTGAGTTTGACCCTAAGGTATTGGCAGAATTAATTATTAAATTCTATCCAGACTTTAGACGAACTATCAATGAACTACAGCGTTATAGTGTAAGTGGTAAGATTGATACTGGTATACTTGTATCTATTTCAGATATGAATATACAAGGTCTTAATACGGCGTTAAAGAAACGAAACTTTCCTGATATGAGAAAGTGGGTTGTTGATAATATAGATAAAGACCCTGCTGGTCTCTATAAAGAACTTTATGATAACTTATACCGTGTATTAGAACCTAACACTATTCCTGCAATGGTCATTCTTTTGGCTGACTATCAATACAAGAATGCTTTTGTGGCGGATCCTGAATTAAACATGGTCGCTTGCCTGACAGAGATTATGGGTGAGTGTAAGTTTAAATGAATGATTATAGTTTAACAAAGTACCTTACGGCCATTAATTGGTCAAAAGAAAAGTTACTAGATACTGACGATAAAGATTGGGAGAAAAAATACCCACCTTATATAATCAATAAAGGCCTATCTTATTTTTCAGATACCGTAATGTATGCTAATGAAATGAATAGATTACATGGCGCTTCTAAGCACATGCAATTCTCGTTTTTACTAAATACTATTAGACCTAAAAAAAGGTTTAGTAAGTGGCTAAAAGCGTCAAAACTTAGCAACCTAGACTTGGTTAAAGTTTATTACGGATATAGCAATGAAAAGGCTAAACAGGCACTTGAACTGCTTACGAAAAAACAGATTGAATATATAAAGAATAAATTATATAGGGGTGGGAAAAAATGAGTGAAAATATAGAATGGAAGCCAGAGCATATGCTCGAGGTTCGTCTAAAAGAACCTGATGACTTTCTGAAGATAAGAGAAACACTTACAAGAATTGGTGTAGCAAGTCGTAAAGAACGTAAGATATACCAATCATGCCACATACTACATAAACAAGGTAGGTATTTTATTGTCCATTTCAAAGAACTGTTTGCCCTAGACGGCAAGCAAAGTAATATTTCCGCTAATGATGTTGAACGTAGAAATACAATATCACAGTTATTAGCAGATTGGGGATTAATTGAGTTGATTAGTCCTGTTGAAACCAAGGCACCATTATCACAAATAAAAGTTTTACCTTTTAAAGAGAAAAGCGAATGGATACTGGAACCTAAATATAATATTGGAAAGAAACCTGAAAATGACACCAGACCCACAGAACAAACTAATACTACTACAAGCGCTTAAATCTAGCGCTCAAGGCAATATAGATAAACATAAAGCAAATGTGGATATCTATCTACGAAATGCCATTGGCATTGGCGAGCATTCTGATATTGTGGAAACAATTGAAAAAGAAATCGACCACATTGCCAAATACCAAGACCAACTTGATATAATTGAAAAATACTTTGATAATTAGGCTTGACTTTTAGCACATTTTGTGTTATAATGTTATTTTAAATGCAAGAATTTTATACAAACGTTTCACCTTACGGTGATGAATTATTGGTACGAGGTTTCACAGGCGGTAAAAGATTTACTGATAGACTTCGTTATGCACCAAAACTATATCATCCGTACAAAGGTAAAACTACACACAAATCCTTAGATGGCACACCTCTTATAGCGAGAACTTGTAAGACAGTTAAAGAAGCAAGAATACTCATTAAGAGATATGAAGACCACCCTAACTTTTTATATGGCACAGATAGATGGCAATATCAATACATGGCAGACTATTGGCCTGGCGAAATTGAATATGATAAAGAGAAATTAAGAATATACACAATTGATATTGAAGTTGAAAGTGAGTATGGTTTTCCACATGTAGATGACGCTGACGAGAAAATGATTTGTATTACAATCAAAGACCAAATCAAAAAACAATTTCTTGTATGGGGTATGGCAGATTACAAAGTCTCTAAAGACAATGTAAGTTATGTAAAATGTAAAGATGAAAAAGATTTACTTATTAAGTTTCTAAAGTTTTGGCGTGAATATACACCTGATGTTGTTACAGGTTGGAATAGTAAATACTTTGATATGCCATATCTTATCAATAGAACAAAGAAGGTATTAGGTGAACATGCTATCAAAAGATATTCACCTTGGGATATAGTTGATGAATCTACTGCCTATCACAATGGCAGACAAGTTACATTTTTTAGATTACTAGGCATTGCTCAACTTGACTATCTACAATTGTATGCCAAATTTACAATTAAGAACCAAGAACGATATACACTTGACCATATTGCCTTTGTTGAGTTAGGTGAGCAAAAAGATAAAAACCCATATGATACTTTCAAAGAATGGTATCAAAATGACATACAATCTTTTATTGATTACAATGTCATTGACGTTGAACTTGTTGATAAACTAGAAGATAGATTACAACTGATTGAACTTGCATTAACAATGGCATATCATGCCAAAGCAAATTATGAAGATGTATTCTCACAGGTTAGAATGTGGGATACAATTATCTTTAATGAATTGTTAAAAGATAATATTGTCGTACCAATGAGAAAGGTTGGTCGTATAGAAGCAAAAGAACTTGTAGGTGCATATGTAAAAGAACCTAAGACAGGTTTCCATGAATGGGTTGTCTCTTTTGATTTGAACTCACTATATCCTCATTTGATTATGCAATACAACATATCACCTGAAACAATACTAGAAGGCCAAAAAGATATTACCATAGATAAACTTATTAGCAAAGAAATTGATACAACAGACGGTCATTGTTTGGCTGCAAATGGCACAATGTATAAATCAGATAAACAAGGTATGTTGCCACGAATTATACAAAAAGAATATAATGCTCGTACAATTTTTAAAAAGAAAATGTTAGAAGCAGAACAAATGTATGCCAACACAAAAGATAAGAAGTATGAAAAACTGGCACGTAAGTATTACATAGTACAACACTCTAAAAAGATATCATTGAATAGTGCTTACGGTGCAATTGGTAACAAATACTTTAGATACTATGACCACAGACAGGCAGAAGCAATCACCATGTCAGGTCAATTAAATATTAAGTGGATTGAGAAGAAACTAAACGAATACTTTAACAAGTTATACAATACAAATGATGATTACATCATTGCTTCAGACACAGATTCCGTGTATATCAATATGGCGCCACTTGTAAAAATGACTGGCGCAACAGACAAAGTAAAGATTGTAAAGGCACTTGACAAGTTTTGTAAAGAAAAGGTAGAACCATATATCGCCACAGTTTACAAAGAACTGGCTGACTATATGAATGTGTATCAACAAAAGATGGAAATGGCAAGAGAAGTTATTGCTGATAGAGGTATCTGGACGGCAAAGAAAAGATATATTTTGAATGTACATAATAGTGAAGGTGTACAATATCCTGAACCTAAGTTAAAGATTATGGGTATAGAAGCAGTAAAGACATCAACGCCATTACCTTGTAGAGATAAGTTAAAAGAATGTTTTAAGATACTAATGAATGGTGATGAAAAAGAAATGAAAGAGTTTTGTGTAAATTTCAGACGTGAGTTTGAACTATTACCACCTGAAGACATAGGTTTCCCTCGTAGTGTAAACAATGTAGAAAAGTATTCTGATACAACATCTATATACAAGAAAGGTACACCAATGCATGTCAAAGGTGCATTACTATATAATCATCTATTGAAAACAAAAAAAGTATCACACAAACACCAAACAATATATGAAGGTGATAAAGGTAAGTTTGTCCATCTAAGAAAGAATCCTTGGAATGCCAATGTCATTACGTTCATTGGTAGTTTGCCAACAGAATTTGATATGCACAAACTCATTGACTATGAACAACAATTTACTAAATCATTTATGGATCCTCTACGATTTATATTAGAAGCAATAAACTGGAAAGTGGATGCAAGTGATAGTAATACAATTGAGGATTTCTTTTGATATCTAATCCAAGTTTAAGAAAAGCAAGAACTAACGGCATGTCATATGAAAAGAAATTTGAATTGTTTTGTAATTCAAAAGGTATTGGTAGTGTATATCACACTAGATGGTCAAGGAGTGGTACAGGTTCTTTTGATGATGATAACAAGATATTAGTAAAAGACTTTCCATATGAAAGTATCTACCCAGGTCGTATATGTAAAACAGAATTTGTGTTAATACTCAACGATAGAAGAATAAGAATAGAGTTTAAATCTCAGGATATGCCAGGTTCAACTGATGAAAAAATACCATATCTTTTAGAAAATGTAAGACATAGTTTTCCTGAAGATGAAGTAATACTTGGTATTATAGGACAAGGATGGCGACCAGGTATAAAAGAATATGTAAATAAACAAAAATTTAAGAATAAAAAAGTTTTAATTTTTTATGATTATGATAAACTAGAGGAATATGTGAGTACAATTGTATGATATTAAATGACCAAGACAGTACCTGGGCAATGAATTACTTTATTGAATACTTTGGCCAATTTGAAAGAATTGACCAGTATCTTAAAGAACAAAAACTAGAGCAAGTTAAATCTTTTCCATTTCAGTTACCTGGTATGGCAGATGAAGATGATTTCTTTTCTACATTTGATATACACCCACATGATATGAAATTTAGTGTGACGATACCTAATGGTCAGATATTTGACCGTATGTTAAACAAGACATCTAGTCATACAAACATGTCATCTATACCTGGTAAGTCAATACGTTTATTAGTAACAGAAACAACGACCAATACTATTGTAGGTTTTATAAGACTAGGTAGTCCAGTTATTAACAGTAAGCCACGAAATGATTTTTTAGGCAGACCACTGGCAACAACAGACTTAAAAGAAATGGGTCGTTTCAATGCGAGTGCCATTATGGGTTTTGTTATAGTACCTACACAACCTTTTGGTTATAACTATCTAGGTGGCAAACTATTAGCCGCCATATGTTGTAGTCATCATGTCCGTAATTTACTAAATAAAAAGTACGATACAAATATATGTTTGTTTGAAACAACTAGTTTATATGGTAGTAGTAAGTCCTCAAGTCAATATGATGGCATGAAACCGTATCTGAGATTTAAAGGATTAACAGATAGTAATTTTTTACCACTATTACATGGTGACGCCTTTAAACAAATGAACAAATGGTTTACAGAAAGAAATGAAAACACACCTTTAGTTGACCCAGAAGCAAGTAGTAGAAAACTTAAAACTCAACAAAAGATGGTATCTGTTATAAAGGAATCATTAAAGAAACACAATTCAAACTTATATGAAAAGTTTGGTAAGTTTGTGAATAAGACTAGAGACTTAACAGAAAGAAAAAGATTTTACATATCTGATTATGGTTATGATAATGTACCACAATATATAAAAGGTGAAACAGATACACTAAATAAAAGTGTACATCACTATGACAAGTTTGCCTTAGAAAATACAATTAAGTGGTGGCAAAAAATTGCAGGTAAAAGATATGATAAATTAAAGCAAGGTGCAACATTGAGAAATGAGTTAGAGATATGGCACCAAGATGCTGAAATACAAATCATAAGATAAGGCTTGACTTTTGAAAGGAGTATGATATAATGGAAGAGTTGATTAAAACAATAGACAAACAAAATATAACAGTTGATGATTATATGACCATGGTAAAGATAATACAAGCGTCTTTACAACGAGGAAGTATAAGAGCGGAAGAATGTACTACTGTTGGTACACTTTACGATAAACTAAAATTTATGATAGAGAAAACAAATAAGGAGAATGAGAATGCCAGACTTTCTGAAACAGATAATTAAAGATACAGGAAACGAATACGCCAGTTTAGTAAGTGAAGGTGTTGAAGCAGGTGATGTAGATACATTTATTGATACAGGTTCTTATATGTTTAATGCCTTACTATCAGGTAGTATTCATGGTGGTATTCCATCAAACAAAATTACTGCTGTTGCAGGTGAAAGTGCCACAGGTAAAACTTTCTTTGTATTAGGAATGTGTAAACATTTTTTAGATAATAATCCTGATGCTGGTGTTATTTACTTTGAAAGTGAAAGTGCATTAACAAAAAAATTAATTGAAGATAGAGGTATTGATAGCACTAGAATGGTTATTATGCCAGTCACTACCGTACAAGAATTTAGACATCAATCATTGTCCGTTGCAGAAAAGTATTTAGAACAAGCTGAAGGTGATAGAAAACCTTTATTGTTTGTATTAGATAGTTTAGGTATGTTATCTACAACAAAAGAAGTTGAAGATACTGCTGATGGTAAAGAAACAAGAGATATGACTAGAGCACAGGTACTCAAAGCGGCGTTTAGAGTTTTGACTTTAAAACTAGGCCGTGCAAAAGTGCCAATGGTTATTACAAATCACACTTATGATGTAGTTGGCGCCTATATGCCAATGAAAGAAATGGGTGGTGGTAGTGGTCTTAAATATGCTGCCAGTACAATTGTTTATCTATCAAAGAAGAAAGACAAAGAAGGTACTGAGGTAGTAGGAAACATTATACATTGTAAGACACATAAATCCAGATTGTCAAAAGAGAACATGATGGTAGATGTACGATTACGATATGATACAGGTTTAGACAAATACTATGGCTTACTTGACTTAGCGACAAAGTATGGTATCTTCAAACAAGTATCAACAAGAATAGAGTTACCAGATGGTACGAAACAATATGCTAAATCAATATACAGCGACCCAGAGAAATATTTCACAGACGATATACTAAAACAAATAGACGAAGCAGCACACAAAGAATATAGTTATGGTAACGAAATATAGTTATGCAGACAATCCTAAGAGTGAAGTTTCAGGCTTTCACATTATGGAAGGGACTTATGATGGTGTTGTATACACTTATGGTAAAGTCTCTTTTGTTGAAGACAAAGTAAGTGATAATCTAAGACTAAAGTTTGAGTATAACGTACATGAAAATCCCAATGAGGTGGATACAGATTGTAATGATTTTATAAATGTTATTGGTGACATTTTAGCAATTGAAGTAGAAAGGAATCCTAGTGGTAACAGCGGAGAGAATAGAGAGAACAGCACTAAAAAATTTAATACATAACGAAGAATATATTCGTAAAGTATTACCTTTTTTAAAGGCAGAATATTTTGATGACAGAAACGAAAAGATAATCTTTTCTGAAATTGAAAAATTTATATCTCAATATAATAAACCACCTACAAAAGAAACACTACAGATTGATATAGGCAAACGTAAAGACCTAAACGAAAAAGAATATCAAAACATAGTTGATTTAATTTCTACACTTAACAAGGAAGAAATAGATTTAGAGTGGTTAGTTAATACTACAGAAAGATTTTGTAAAGACCGTGCAATTCATAATGCTGTTATGGAAGGTATTCACATCATTGATGGTAGAGATAAGAACCACACACCAGAAGCAATACCAGAAATATTGAAAGATGCTCTCGCTGTATCTTTTGATAATAATGTAGGGCATGATTACCTTGCAGATATAGAAAAAAGATTTGACTTCTATCATAAGAAAGAAAACCGTATTGCTTTTGACTTAGATTATTTCAATAGAGCGACCAAAGGTGGTTTGCCCAACAAAACATTGAATGTTGCTCTTGCAGGTACAGGTGTAGGTAAAACTCTATTCATGTGCCATCAGGCCGCAGCCGCCTTAAATGATAACAAGAATGTATTGTATATCACTATGGAAATGGCAGAGGAAAGAATTGCTGAACGTATAGACGCCAACTTACTAGGTGTATCTATGGAAGATTTACATATGCTAAACAAAAAAATGTTTAGTGATAAAGTAACACAGTTACAAAGTAAAACAACAGGTACAGTTATCATCAAAGAATATCCAACCGCAGGTGCAGGTGCAAATCATTATAGAGCATTAGTCAATGAGTTGGCATTAAAGAAAAGTTTTAAACCAGATATTATATTCATAGACTATATCAATATCTGTGCAAGTAGTAGATTTAAGGCAGGTGCAAATGTAAATAGTTATACTTACATTAAAGCAATTGCAGAGGAATTAAGAGGATTGGCCGTAGAGTTAGATGTGCCAATTGTAACGGCAACACAAACCACGAGAACTGGTTTTGTCTCCACAGATATAGGTTTAGAAGACACATCTGAAAGTTTTGGATTACCAGCGACAGCAGACTTTATGTTTGCTTTGATTAGTAGTGAAGAATTAGAGAAGGCAGGTCAAATGCTTGTCAAACAATTAAAAAACAGATACAATGACCCAACAATGAACCGTAAGTTTATTATAGGTGTTGATAGAAGTAGAATGAAATTGTTTGATATAGAACAGTCCGCACAGAACCTAATACAACCAGAACAGGAGAAATATGTCGAACACAACATCAAAAACGAAGAAACCACGGAAGAAAAGTACAAGAAGTTCCAGAACATCCAATTCTAAATTGACATACACAGTAAAAACTGTTAAAAAACAAAAAGATATACAGTTTGAAGTATGGCAAGAGAAACCAAAGGGTAGATTAAAAACCTTTGATTTTAAAAAGGATGCTAAAGAACTTGCAGATTTCCACAATAATAATCAAGTGTGGAGTGTAAATGGTGGTATTCCTAACTTTCTACTTGACTAAATAGTATTATTAGTATATAAGTGTATAATTAATAAACACTAAAGTTTATTATACACAATGGGAGTTATGAATGTTAAGTTTAAAAGGTCACAACCTATTATCTGAAGCACGAAGTCGTGGCGAAGAAATGGAAGAATTTATTATTGCCGCTGTAAATGGCAGTAAAGAACCTACGTCAAAGTACGGTATACCTGCCGGTGCAGGTAAGAACGTGGCAAAATTTCTCAAATCAAAAGGTATATCAGGCAAGGGTAAAGTCCTTGGTGCAGATACAATTACTGTAACACCAGAATGGTCATCTTATTGGCCTGGTGGTAGTGTGCCTGGTTCTACGAAAACACCTAAGACAGATTTTGTTATAGGTAAAAATAAGATATCATTAAAATCAGGAAGTGCGGCCCAACTAATGAGTGGTGGTCGTAATGAAAGTATTGCTACATTTTACACAGCGTTGAGTAGTGTTGAAGGTATGCAAAAGAAAATGATTGATAAACTCACAAAGATGTTTGAAGGTCTTGCGCCAGCCAGTGTTGCAGGTAGTGAGTTAGGTAAAGAAATCAAAAAAGGTAAAGATAAGGCAGTAATGCAAGCAAATGCCTCTCATAAAGAATTAATGGGTGAGTTAAAAGCAATCTTTGCTAAAAACAAACAGTTTGCCAATGCATTTGCTTACGAAGCAATGTCTGGTGATGTTAAGTTTGGCCGTAAGTCACTAGGTAGTTGTAGTCATTTTCTCACAACAAGTTTTGATGGCAAGAAAGCGGCATTGAAAAAAGTATCAGATAAATCTTATGTTAATAAAATTGCAAACCAAATGAAAGTATCTGTACGTTTTAAATCATCTAGTCAAAAAGTAGGTGGTAAAAAAACTGGTAAATACAAATACTGGTCTGCTGTAGGACTGATTGTCGATAAACTGGAAGAAGAAATGAAACCTATTGAAGGACAAATACTACATGAAGGTATTATGGACAAACTCAAAGGTATATACAATAGAATGAAAGATTTTGTTGTAAAAATATTCAAAGACATCATGGCCTATGTTTCAAAAGGATTTAAAAATCTTATATCCTTTTTAGATGTAGAACCAGTTGTTGATGTTAAATCTGATGTAAAGATAGATGTATAGTTTAAATAATTATTTGGTTGAGGATAAGAATACTCATTTAGAACATTTAGAAGATGATATAATCAATAATGGTTATGCAGGTGGTCAAAATGCAGTAAACTTCCTTAAAGCAACGGCAGATTTACTTTCTGGTAATAGTGCTAAGAGTGTATCTGTTACCGTCAAGTGGGACGGTGCACCAGCAATAGTATGCGGACCTAATCCAGAAACTGGTAAGTTTTTTGTAGGTACAAAGTCTGTATTCAATGCTAAACCAAAGATTAATTATACTGTACAAGACATTAAGAACAATCATACTGGCGAAGTTGCCAACATATTACAAGATTGTTTGAGATATCTTTCTGGTTTGAACATGAAAGAAATATTACAAGGGGACCTGATGTACAGGTCCTCAACACTAAAGAAAACTACTTACAAAACAAGTAGTGGCAAATCTGAGCAAATGTTTTCTTTTCAACCTAATACAATTGTTTATATGGTACCTGAAAACTCAGGTCTTGGTAGAAGAATGAACAGTAGTAAATTAGGTATTATATTTCATACAACCTATAAAGGTAATAAGATGAATAAGTTATCTGCTAAGTTTGGTGCCAATGTAAAGAAACTAAGAAAAACACCTACAGTATGGTATGATGACGCTTCATATAAAGATGTATCAGGTCATGCAACAATGACAATAGGTGAAATGCAACAACTACAAAAGACATTAAACATGGCAGAGGGTAGTTTAAAACAATCTAAAGAAATGTTAAACAAGATTAAAACAGAAACAAGTACATTGTCTGTAGGTGTGCAACTTAAAACATATCTTAACAGTTTTATTCGTGCAGCCACAGATTTACCAAGTACAAAAGAAGTGGCGACAAAGTTTAGAGAATACTTTGAACAACGAACACAAAAAGAGATAGACAGTAAGAAGACAGATAAAGGTAAAGAGAAGTATATTGAAATACAAAAGAATGGTTTAAAATTTATTGATAGTCAAGGTAAACAAGTTTACTTTGCATGTGCCACTTATAAGACTTTACAAACAGCAAAGAAAATGTTAATAGATAAGTTAAATAAGGCAAAGAGTATAGGTACATTTAAAACAACGCCTAAGGGTCTACAAACAACAAATCCAGAGGGATATGTTGCAGTAGATAAAAAAGGTAAGGCAGTAAAGTTAGTAGATAGAATGGAGTTCTCTTTACAAAACTTTACAGCGGCTAAGGCATGGGATAAGGGGTAACATGAAAGAACAAGGTAAAGGTCTTTGGCATAATATCAGAATGAAAAGAAAAAAAGGGAAACCTAAGGCGAAACCTGGTGATAAAGGATATCCTGGACCAGGTGCATTTGATAGAGCCAATGAAGAAAAAGAAAAAAGACTAACAACAAAGATTGAAGGTAGAGATTACAAAAAAGAATATGCTAAGTTTCAATCAACAAAAGAACGTATTGCCTACCGGGCACAATTAGTAAAGTACAATAGAGACAAAGGTACTTATGGTAATGGTGACAACCTAGACGCTTCACACAAAGATGGTAAGATTGCCGGTTTTGAGAACGCTAGTAAAAACAGAGGTAGAATAGAAAAGAGTAGAGTAAAAGGCTACAAAGAAATGAGAAAAGAAAACGCACCAAATACTGCTGACGCTATGAAAAGATACAAAGCGGGTAAAGCAGGATTTACTGACAAGGCACACCTGAAAGCAAAAGGTAAGATTCCAAGGTCAGATGGTGAGAAAAGAAAGAGCGACAAGTACAAATAATGAAAACGTTAAAAGAATTACTATCAAAAGGTTCAGTAGGTCGTAAGCAACCTGTAGTGTTTGCCTTTGGCAGATTTAATCCGCCAACTGTAGGACATCAAAAACTAATTGATAGAGTAATAACAATGGCAAAACGAGTGAAAGGTTTGCCTGTATTGTATGTAAGTGCTTCACAAGATAAAAAGAAGAATCCACTTACAGCAAAACAAAAATTAGATTATTTGAAGAAAGTATATCCAAGAGGTATCAAATTATTACCTGCTACAAATAAAGAGAGAACATTCATGGAGATACTAAAGAACAATTTTGACAAGAAATATACTGATGTTTATATGATTGCAGGTAGTGATAGAGTAGCAGAATTTAAAAGATTAATTAAGAGTTATAACGGTAAAGATTATAACTTTGATACAGTAAATGTGGTAAGTGCAGGTGAGAGAGACCCAGACGCTGATGGCGTATCAGGTATCTCAGCAAGTAAGATGAGGGAGTTTGCCACAAGAAATGACTATAAAAATTTTAGGAGTAACCTTATGACAGGCACAAAGGAGAAGGATGCCATGAAACTATTTAAAGACCTTAAAAACCAAATGGGCGTTAGAGAGAACATGTTAGCACCTAGTGACAATGACAAAGAATTAAGAGAAGAATACCACAACAATGAAATCTTTAATATTAATGAATATGTTGAAAACAAAAAAGATGGCAGTGTTGGAAAAATAATTAAAAGAGGACCAAACTATGTACAATATGAAATGGAAGACGGTGGTGTACAGAAAGCATGGTTAGAAGACTTAGCACCTAGTGAAAGCTTAGACAGAGATTTACAAGTAGAGAGTGTTGACAAAAAGAAATTAGTATTACAAAAGAATAGTGAACAACTAAAATCTTTTAAAACATTTGACGAAGAAATTGATTCTGCTAAAGACGCACAGAAAAAAGATAAAGAAAAAAAGAAAGTAGATAAGGTAAGAAAAATGCCTCAGACTACACCAGGACAACCGGCAGTGACAGACATTGATAACTGGACACAAGGACCTGACAATGCAGACCAAATCAAAACAATGAGAACATTCAATAATAAAACACCAGGACAGGATAGAGATTATTCTAAACTGATAACAACAAGAAAGTTTCAAAAGTTTGAAGGTACTGATAAGACAAGACAGGATCCTGATGTTGCAGATAAAAAAGGTACACAACCGGCAAAGTATTACTCTGGTTTATCTAAATCTACAAAGTCAGCGAGAGACGCTCACTTTAAAAAGAAAACAAAGGTAGATGATGATAGTCCATCAGCATATACACCGGCACCTGGCGATAGTAAAGGTAAAACGAAACCTAGTGTACATACAAAGAAGTTTAAACAAATGTATGGTGAAGATACAGAGGTACTATCTCTTAATGACGTGAAGATGTGGGCATTAGAAACCTCCACTATCAACAAGTTCAAAGACCGTTATCAAACTGAGTGGCGTATAGAATTAGACAAGGCTGTTGCAGACCTTTTAGAACAAGTAGAAATAGAAGAAAGCAAAGAAGCAGGTTTAAAGAAGAAAGCAGAGAAATCTGGTATGCCAATTGGTGTGTTAAGAAAAGTATATAACAGAGGCATGGCTGCATGGCGTACAGGACATAGACCAGGTACAACACCACAACAATGGGCGATGGCAAGAGTTAATAGTTTTGTGACTAAATCATCTGGTACATGGGGTAAAGCAGATAGTGACTTAGCTAAACAAGTAAGAGGTAAATAGTATGAAAATCAAAACAATGAAACAAGTAGAAGAAATTGATTTGGTATGTGAGGGTATGATATATGAACATGAAGAAGAAGGAATCATGGAAGCAGAATATCAAGGCAAGAAAGTTACTTTAAATGACCCTGTAAGAGGTGGCACGAAAAAGTTTTATGTCTATGTAAAGAATGCTAAAGGTAACATTGTGAAAGTATCTTTTGGTGATCCTAACATGAGTATTAACCGTGATGACCCAGGTGCTAGAAAGTCTTTCAGAGCGAGACATAACTGTGACCAGAAAAAAGATAAGACAACCGCAGGCTATTGGTCATGTTATCAATGGCGAGCAGGTGCTAAGGTTGATAATTAGTATAAATAGTAACACGGAGAGAAAAAATGAGATATAGTACAACTATGGCACAAATCCACGAACAGATGATGTTTGAGGAATACATTGATGGTGTTTTACAATTAGATGATGAAGCATTTGAAGAATACTATGATAGTTTGGATGCGAGCCAACAACAAGAATTAGAAGAAGTAATTGGTAAAATTGCAAAAGGAATAGGCAAAGTTGCTGTATCTCCTATTACTTTACCATTTAAGGCAGTAAAAGGTCTTGCTAAAGGTGCGGCTAAAGTGGCGAAAGGTGCGGCTAAGGCAGTAACATCTAAACCAGCCAAAGCTGCCGGTAGTGCTGTTGCTAAAGGTGCAGGCGCAGCGGCAAAAGGTGCAGTTGGTGGTATTAAGAAACTTGCAAAAAGACTTTCAACAACAGGTCGAGCAGACGCTGCTGCAAAAAAAGCAGACGCAATCGCAAAGAGAACATCTGAAAGAGAAAGACTGGCAAAAGAAAAAGAACGTGTAGATACTGAAAGACAAAAAGCAAAAGACAGTATGAAGAAGGACATTGAAAAAGAAAAAACTACCTCTGCTGAATATGAGCCTAAAGATGATAAGAAACATAAGGACATGAAAGAAGACTATGAGACAACTCTTGTAGAATTTACATCTTCACAAATCGCAAGATTGAAAAAAGAGTATGAAAGTTTAAGAGGCAAAGAAACTGGCGCTAGTCCAGAAAAGTTTGCCAAACTTCGTAAGATAATGGATAGATTTAGTAAGAAACAATTACTACAACTTGTGAAGGCAGATATACCTATTCTTACATCAGGTGCTAAATCAAAGTTAGTTATTAAGTATGGTATGAAGTGGAAACAATTACCAGAAGAATTAATACCTTACATAGAGGTATTTGCTAGTGATGAGAAAGAACTAGGTGAGGAAAAGAAAAGTAATTTTAAAGAAGTTGATCCTAAAGTGATAGATAGGATTGAAAAAATGATGAGAGGTAGTAGACAAGAAAAAGATTCTATTGCTAATATGTTGAATTATTTCATGCCACCAGAAGTAGTGGACATGGTAAGATATAAACTAAAGATACCGCAAAAACGTGGTAAGATTAAATTTTAAGGGAGACTAAAATGACAAATAAAATACATGGCTGGAATAGTTCTTACTTTGGTGAGGCAAAACCCGGCAGTTTAAAAGATGTAATCAATGGGATTACTGACAAACAAAATGCATTAGTAGGTGATAAACCTGTTGTTGCAGACCCAATTACACCTGAACAAGTAGCAAACAAAGAAAAGTTTCAACAAGAAGAAAAATACACAGTATCTATTGAAACAAACAAGAATGATAAATCTGATGATGGTGAAGGTATGGACGCTGTTCAACCTAAAGCAGTAAAAAAGAAGTTTGCTAACAGAAAAGATAAAGATATTGACAACGATGGTGATGTAGATAGTTCAGACAAGTTCTTACACAAAAGACGTAAAGCAGTATCTAAAGCAATGGCAAAAGAGAAACACACTAAAGACCATGACGAAGATGAAAAAGAAGAAGGTAACGCTTTTGGTAAAGCATTACAAGCCGCTAAAGAAAAAGGTGAAAAAACATTCGTAGTATCTGGCAAAAAATTTGATGTGAAAACAAAAAAAGAAATGAAAGATGACGAAGAAGAAAAGCCTATCAAAGCAAACAAAGACAAAAATGGCGTAGAAGTACATGGCGAATCAACTGATTGGGAAAGAGTTAGAGAGTTCAAAGTATCATCTATGAAACAGGCATTAGCTCAAGTATATGGTGAAGCATTAAAAGATGATGATACACCAGAAGTAAAAGATACTATCAAAGGTCTTAAAAAGGCTAGTGGGTTACATGCTAAACAGGCAAAGTCATTAGAAAAACAGATTAAAGACTAAAATGAAATATTCCGCTTTGGCGGAGACAGTACATGGCATCCATATTATACAGGAAGCAGATAGTCTCCCAACTATTTACTGTGATATGGATGGTGTTCTGGTGGATTTCAACCAAGGCATACAAAATATGTTTAAGGTTAAGTCTAAAGACCCTTCACAACCTGGTCCCATGCAAATGGCAGGATATTCTGACGCTAATGATTGGCTAAAAGCGCCAATGACGGCACAAAAATGGCAACCTATCACTAACTATGGCATGTTTTGGCCTACACTACCGTGGATGAAAGACGGTCTAAAGTTGTGGTCCTATATAAGAAAGTTCAATCCTCATATACTATCTGCTTATACACCCTATGATAAGAATAGTATACGAGGTAAACAATTATGGATACAACGTAATCTAAAGATTAAGGATTCAAGTAAGATACACTTAGTAAGAAGACAAGAAAAGAGAGTATATGCCAATGGTAATGTACTTATTGATGATTATGGTAAGAATGTGAAAGAATGGAAGGCATACAAAGGTATTCCTATCAAACATAAAAATACGGCAACTACTATTTCAGCTTTAAGAAAACTAGGTTATAAATAGTAACAGTTATATAACAAACTTAATTAAGGAGAATTAAAATGGGACTATGGGGAAAATCTACTTCCGCGGATAGTAGACCAAAGTTTCTGAAAGGTGACGGCGCTGAAGGTGCAGGGGGCAAACAAGAAGACGCTCTAGCAACTACAAGAGGCTGGGAACTAAAAGCAGGAACAGCGGCAAGCGGAAACGACAACGCTAATGCTCAAAGTGAGATATTAGTTTCAATAGGCGGATTGTCTGCTACTCTTGGAGCAGCTAACATAATGTCTGTTGACTTTACAGCAGGAACTTACGCACACGATGGCAGTGATGACTTTGACTTAGTATATACTTTTGACGAAGCAGTTACAGTTACATCAGCGGCAGCAACAGCGAACAATACAATTTCAAACAAAGTACATGTAAATGTACAATGTTTAGGACCAACTGATATGGCAAATGATGGTGCAATGGAACTTCAATACCATTCAGGTTCAGGTACCAACAAATTAACATTCAGAGGAAGAATACCTTCAGCAGCAGTTGCAGGTGGTTACATTGCAGACCTTAACGGTACATTTGCAATGGCAACAGACGGTTCTTCAGCAATTGTTGATGGTAACGGAACAACAGTAGCGGCAGCAGATGCAGACCACGATGGTGGTTCAGCGGCAGCAGGTGCTGATGGCGCAAGTGCAATCTTTGGAACTGATGTTGTAAAAACAGGTTCAACAGTAAATACTCTAACAACAACAGCTGGTTCATCCAGTGGTTCAGTTGCAGTATTAACTGGCGTTGTATTTGGATAATAAATAGAATTAAATGGGGAGGTAATCTCCCCATATAATGATGGTAGTTAAGCATATGCGTACTACCAGTAGCATTCCCCTAATACATACGGGGTTTATATAAGGAGAAAAGACATGGCTGATAAAAAAATTACAGCATTAACTGACCTAGGTTCTGGTAACATAGCGTCAGCTGACTTATTACATGTTATTGATGATCCATCTGGAACACCAATTAACAAAAAAATATCTATAGCGAGTATGTTCGCTTCAATACCAACAGCAGTATCAATTAACCCTGGTGCTTCCGCTAACATTACTTTCAATAGTGACGCTACGGATTCAGACTTTATTGTATCAAATGACAATGAAGAGGCATTTAGATGTGATGGTGCAAATAGAGAAGTAGTTATCAACGAAGCTTCTGGTCAAACAGACTTTAGAGCAGAAACTAATTCTTACGCTAGTGCATTACTAGTTGACGCTTCTGCTGACCAAGTACAAATCAATGCAACACCAGTTTTTGGGTTAACTCAATTACTTACAGGTGCAGGTGCAATTGATGTAGTATCTGCTATCACAGAGGTAGTATCTACAGGTGCTCAAGCAGGAACTTTTGCTGATGGTGTCGAAGGACAAATCAAGTTTATAGTAATGAAAACTGACGGTGGTGATTTTACCATTACACCAACAAACTTTAATAGTGGTTCAACAATCGCTTTAAATACTGCTGGTGACGCTGTACTATTGTTATTTACAAATAGTGCATGGTACTTAATTTCAAACCAAGGTGCTACTATAGCATAAATCATATAGGGGGCACTTGTTGCCCCCTTTTACTATGGAGATACAATGAAAGAACAACTTGAAGCGAAGAAAACACAGTTACTAGAAAATAAAAAGATAGTAGAGGGTCAAATACAAGAAGGCACTAGACTATTAGAAAAGGCGAGGGCAGACTTGAACGCAATATTAGGTGCAATTCAGGTAGTCAATCAACTTTTAGAAGAAGGTGATAAAGATGGCACAAAAGATTAGATATGGTGCAGGTGGCGTTCCTTACTACGAACAAACCTCAGACATTGAAAAAGAACAAAAAGATTTAGAAGCGTCTTTGAAACAATCAAAAGCGGCAAAAGCAGAGAGAGTGACAAAGAAAAAGAAAAAAGTAATCCAGGAAATCATGGGAGATGACCTGAAAGAACAAAGGGAGTTATTAGATGAAATCATTTAAAGAGTTTGACAACAAACAGATAGATGAAGTATTGTCTTCAACTACTCCAGTAAATGCACCTGCTGAAAGTGATATGGCATTAAACGATATAACAAATGACGAGATTGTTAGCCGTATCAATAAGTTTGTTGGTTCAATTGCATCCATGGAACACATTAATCCTATGGCAGCAGTAAATCACTTACGAAGCAAGTTGCACGGTTTAGGGGTAGAGTTTGCAGGTGATACGGAGTTACCTGAAGACGCTAAAGACGGAACAATTAAAATACCATTAAGTAAATTTGGTGGTGTGTATGGAAAAACAGGTGAAGAACCTGCAGGTGAGGTAAAAAATGATGATGGTATAGTAAGAAGTTTATCACTTACATACGAAACATTAAAAAACGGAGCATGCAAGGTTTACGCTAAATTAGTTTAGGACCTAGAATGAGATTTGATAAGCTGACTAAGGGCAATGTCCTGATGTTCGCAATACAAAATTATGACAATCCTCAAGCAGAGGGTGAAAAAGAGTTTTATGATGACATGAAACGCTTTAAGTATCTTAAACGCTTGTTTAAGAAATTCAGTAAGACTGGCATACTTAAAGAACGATTGATTATGAACCACATAATTGTGTTAGCAAATGTGTTTGGTCCAGAAGCAGTTAAAGTTTTATTATTCTTTAAAGTTGACCAGATGTTCTGGCCACAATTAAAGACTTTTTTGATATTTCTAAATTATATGACTATGGACGAGTTGACACAAATCTCACTAGATTATAAACTATTAGAAACCTTGAAAGGAATATAAATGGCAAGTAGAGCAATAGACGCTTTTATTACTTTTCGTTTTTTAAAACTACTGGTCACACCTTTTGATAAGACTGAGGCATTTAAACTTGGTATTATTGATAACAGGGGTAAAGTATTAAGAAGATATAAGACACTTGAGCGAATAGAAGAAAGGCAAGCATATACTATTTTACACAGGCTCGTTTTCAATATAAAGAAATTAATTGAAAAAATTCCTGGTGGTAAGTCCAGATTGGCGAGTTATGCGGCCGCTCTATTTCTTATTAAAGAACATGTAAGTGAAATGAACGATAGTGATGGAGAATTACTTGAAAAAGAGTTTTATAAATACTTAAAAGAGCATGATTTATTAGTTGAAGAAGATAACTCAATACAAGAAGATATTGCCTTCGCTGATAAATTATTAAAAGGTTCTTACAGATTAGTACAAGATGTAGGAACAGATGAGGATGATAAAGTGATTGGAAAGACAGGCGACATGGTAACAGTATATGCTGATACAAACGCCAAAGATAATGTTATGGGACAAGATGTATTTGAGGTTATACATGATAAAACAAAAGATGTTTTATTAGTAACAGTAGAGGATATAGAAGAAGCATGACCAAAAGTTTTACAGATTTTTCAACAGGCCTATTGGCATTAAAAGAAAAATTAGAAAAAAAGGAAGATATTGCCAACGTTGCAGGTGATGGTGCAGTATCTATGCCACCTACTGCCAAGAAAGTAATCAAAAGAAAAAAACAAACATTTAACGTATCACAAAAAGTTTTTGATATGTTTAGAAATGGTAAAAAGAAATTTGAGAAGTGGTCAAAATACTTAGACCTTGCTGATGAAAGTCAATTAGCCCTATACAATTGGGCAATCAAAAATCATACAGGTGTTATTATACTACAAAACGCAACAACAGGTGAAGTCAGAGCAATACGACATAACCGTATGGGTGGCGGCCAATGGCATAAACTAAGTCGTGGTCTCAAAGAAGACAAAGTACCACCTAGTGTAGAGAAAGACGCTGAGAAATTTGTTAAAGATTTAAAACCTAAAAAAGCAGACTTTGTAAAGAGATATGGCAAAGACGCTAAGAAAGTTATGTATGCTACAGGCATGAACATGGCAAAGAAAAAACATGGTATTGAGAATAAACAATTTGGTAGTTTCATATCACAAATCAAAGATAGTATAGAGAACATAGGTGTAAGAAAAGAAAGTTTTAATACACAGGCTGCAAAGATGATGTATGAAACACCAGCAACACCAAACGAGAACAACATAGAAGTATTAAGAGATATAGTCAAAGATAATATTACAAAGAAAGTAGTATTTGAAAAAGCAGGTACAATGAGAGTTGACCCACAAACGGCAAACGTATTGTTATCTGTTTATGATGAGTTGCACGAAGACCTGAAGAATAAATTTCAACAAATGTTAAACTTCAATCAAATGGGTCTAAAGTCATTACGAAATATGGCCTATGAGATTGCAACGGTGGGTGAAATGAGCCGTGGTATGGGCGAACCTATGGGTCTGGCAAGACCTATTGCAAGTATAGGTAATATGAAATCACCTAGAAGTCGTCCTGCATATGCTCTTAATGCAAAGAAGAAAAAAGAAATTAAATCAACGGCAAAAGGTCCTGGTCTAGGTACTTTTAAACCTATGAATTTAATAGCGAGGAAGAAATAATGTTAGGACTACAACCAGAATTTTCGTGGAAGAACGCAACAATAATGGCGAAAGCGGCAGCAACAGCATACAATGATTTGACCGCATTTCAAAAACAATTTGACCCAGAAGCAGTATTATTTGATAAAGACGGTACACAAGTATTTTGTTATAAAGATGGTAAACATGCTTGTGTTGCATTTAGAGGTACAGAACCAACAGCATGGTCAGATATTAAAGCAGATTTAAAAATAAGACGAGTAAAATGTCCTACAGGATTTGTCCATAGAGGATTTAGAGACGCATTAGACGAAGTATGGGCAGATGTAGTTGCCTGGATTGCTAAACAAAAGTGTGAACATGTATTCTTTACTGGTCACAGTTTAGGTGGTGCATTAGCGACACTAGCTGCAAGTAGATGGAACACAGTAACAACTCATTTATATACATATGGGTCACCAAGAGTAGGTGGTAAAAAGTTCATACAATCTTTTAAAACAAAAGAAAGATATAGATTTAGAAACAATAACGATATCGTAACAAGAGTACCATTTGAAGTATTTGGTTACAAACATGTATCAGGTGAGGGTGGTAACTTTATATACTTTGATATTGATGGTAATTTAGCGACAAAATTTAGCAGATGGTATATGTTTAAACAATGGTGGAAAGGTACATTTAGAGGTGTGTCTCATCTACAGATAGATGGTTTTAGTGACCATGGCATACATAACTACCACGATTATTGTAAAAGAGAAATGGATAAGTAATGTGGGATATGATATCTCAAATGGCAGGTGATAGACTATGGATTTACACCGCTATTGCAGGTTCTTTACTGAGTGCTGCCTTTTTATTCTGGTTTAAAGATACAAGAATGGCAACATGGGGTGTCGCCAAGTTTGACCGTACATTAGAATATCTAGTAAATAGATGGGGTTGGACATGGTTACAGAATGACCCAGACGCATGGCGTAAGAAATACCCACGCATAACAAAAAAGATAGACGATTTAGAAAGCAGATTAGACGAATTAGAAAAATTTGATAAACAGTAATGTTCAGTAGTTTGAAAATAGGTTTGGTATTATTAATGATGGCAGGTGCCGGTGGAGGTTTTCTATATGTCAAAAAATTACAAAAAGATAATGAAATACTTAAAGTCAATCAGGCTAAACTTGAAACGGCTGTGGAAGAAAGTACGGCTGTTATTGAACAACAAACTAAAGACTTAGGTAAAATAAGAGATACATTAAGTAAAGTACAAGAACAAAAAGACAGATTACAAAAAGACAAAGACGCATTGAGTAATAGACTAGGTAAGCATGATATTGGTAATCTTGCAGAAAATAAACCTGGTCTTGTAGAGAAAATAATTAACAAAGCAAGTGATAGTGCTACCAGATGTTTAGAAATTGCAAGTGGTAGTCCTTTAACGGAAGAGGAGATAAATGGAACGCCTAATAGGGAATGTCCTGGTTTTTGGCCTGACGATACTGTTTCTGAATAGTTGTGCAGGTCTAGCTGTAAAGGAGATATCTAATTATAAGATTGAAAAAAAGCGGGAACCGTTAGCGTTAACTGCCCCATCCCCTTTAAGTTTACAGGATGTAGATTGGATTATAATAACAAAAGATAATGCTGACGAAGTATTTGATAAGATAAAGAATGAAAAGAACGGTGACTATGCTTTGTTTGCAGTTACAGATAAAGGTTATGAAAAACTTGCTCTGAACATGGCAGATATCAGAAACAAGTTGGCGGAACAAAGACAAATCATTCTGTCATATAAGGAATACTACGAGGATGGCGAATAATATAGATGATTTGGTTAAAGATATTGCAACATTAAAGGCAGACGTTAAACAATCAAATCAAATACATTCAAGGTTAGATGACGCTATAGTTAGACTTACAGATATATCTAGCAGTATCAAGTCTATGTTAGCCGTACATGATGAGAAAATAAAGAGAGTTGATTCCTCACAAGAAGATATTCTATCTCTATTAGAAGATAGAAGACGAGAGTGGGACGTTGATTTAAAAGAATTACATAGTCGTATAAGTACACAAGGACGAGAATTACGAGAGGCAATCCAAGATACTACTTTACGAGGTGAGAGACAACACCGTGAACACGCTGAAGCTATTGAGAAAGTTGAAGACGCTTTATCTAATAGAGTTGGCGTGTTAGAAAAATGGCGTTGGTTAATAATTGGTGGTGCAATACTACTAGGTTTTATTATACAAAACATGTCGTTTCTACAGTAGCACAAAATTAACACATAATTGGCACAGTTTTAAGTATGTTCTCCTTGCATGGAGACTATGCAAACATAATGCGTTACAAACATGTTAAAATATGTTATAATATGATAAATATTTTTGAACATGAAAGGAAAAATGAACACATGGTACAACTCATACAAAACTTCTTTAGCGCACTTAGGTTTTCACCTGTCAATTATGGCTATAATTTTGATAATGTGGATGCAAATCTTGTCCGTTATTTTAGGAACGAATATGGACGGGACTGGCAAGGGGCGCTTGGCGAACACTTACATAAAACAAACAAAATTAGAAGATAATTAGGCTTGACTTTATAGCAGTTTTGTGATATAATACATAGTATTATGAAATTGCAACAAATATTTCCACGAATTATTGGCGAGGCTCACTTTAACTTTGACCTATTAGACGATATAAACAAAATACGAGATAATCCCTCTGGTACACCTAAACGTTGGGTATCAAACAAAACATACAGTACATTTGGTAAAGACTTATGGGATTATCCTAGTTTTCACCCTTTCTTAGAATGGCAAGATAGTCAAGTCACCACCTATTGTAAAGACCAAAATATCAAGTTTGAACAATTCAATTGTCAATCTTGGTTTAACATCTATACTAAAGGTGACTTCCAAGAAACACATAATCACAATATATCTGGACAACATCTAAGCACAATTTATATGTGTAAAGGACCTACAGGTAGCGCATATACATACTTTAGTGATTTTCAAATACAAGACCAGTATCGCTTTGAATTTGAAGAAGGTACATTACTGATATTTCCATCACACATGTTGCATGGTGTATCTCAACACGAATTAGATGATGAAAGGATTACTATTGCTAGTAATTATAAATTAACTTGATAGACTTACAATATTTACACCAGATATCCTACAAACTAGATAGATTTAAAAAGAAATCTCAACATCTATATAACTTTAGATGTCCTTACTGTGGCGATAGTCAAAAGAAACAATCTAAAGCAAGAGGTTTTGTTTATCGTAGTAAACAAGATTATTTTTTTAAATGTCATAACTGTGGTAAAGGTACATCATTAGGCAAACTGATAGAACATATTGACCCAGACCTTTATAAGAAGTGGGTTGTAGAGAAGTTTAAAAAAGGTAGTAAGAAACACAAAGAACCAGAATTTGAATTTAAACCTGTACGATTTGATGATAAAAATTTAAAGAAGTTAAAGAAACTATCTGAGTTGCCTCATCACCCAGCCTATGACTTATTCATTACAAAGCGTAAGTTAGAAGACCACGCTGACAAGTTCTATGTTACATGGCATTTTATGACATGGGTCAATAGTATCATACCTAACAAGTTTCCTAATATAAAAGAAGACCATCCACGTATCATCATACCATTCTTTGATACATCAGGTAAGATGTTTGCCTTTCAAGGCAGAGCGTTTGGTGATGAAGAACCAAAATATATCACCATCAAATTAGATGAGAACAAAAGAAGAATATATGGCCTAGACAGAATAGACATAAAGAAAGAGATTAAAGTGGTAGAAGGTCCTATTGATAGTCTCTTTATAGACAATGCTGTTGCCTGTGCAGGTGCAGATATGGTCTTACCAAGAAGTAAAGATAATGCTGTGTATATCTTTGACAATGAACCAAGAAATACCGTCATTATTAAAAAAATAGAAAATTTAATTACTCAAGGATACCGTGTGTGTATCTGGCCTAAAAACATAAAAGAGAAGGATATCAATGATTTAATAATGTCAGGTTATTCTAAAGTAGAGATTGAAGATATTATACATAATAATACGTTTTCAAAATTATCAGCAATACAACAATTAAACAATTATAAGGAGGTATAAATTGTCCCAAGACACTATTAACGTACAGAAAAGAAATGGTAGGGGCTTAGAACCTCTGGATATTCAGAAAATACATTCCATGGTGGCGTATGCATGTGAAGGTTTATCTAACGTATCTGAAAGTCAGGTAGAAATGGCAAGTGGACTACAATTCCATGACGGCATGACTACAGATGCTATACAACAAATACTGATTAAATCAGCAAATGATTTGATTACTTTAGAGAATCCTAATTATCAATATGTGGCTGCTAGATTGTTATTGTTTAGTCTTCGTAAATCTCTCCATCATAAATTATGGGACCACCCAACAGTAAAAGAACATATACATAAATGTATTGAGTTGGGTGTCTATGATAAAGAAATTGTAAACTGGTATGATGAGGACGAACTAGACCAGATGAACAGTTTTATCAAACATGATAGAGATTATTTGTTTTCATATGCAGGTATGCGACAAGTAATTGATAAATACCTTGTCCAAGACCGTTCAAACGGTGCTATATTTGAAACACCACAATACATGTATATGATGATTGCGGCTACATTGTTTCGTAATTATGGTAAAGACAGGAGAATGAGTTATGTTAAGAAATATTACAATGCAATTTCAAATCATCTTATCAATATTCCCACACCTGTTATGGCTGGTGTCCGTACTCCTCTTCGCCAGTTTGCTAGTTGTGTTTTGGTCGATAGTGATGATACTATTAATAGTATTTTTTCTAGTGACATGGCTATTGGACGTTACGTTTCGCAAAGGGCAGGCATTGGTATCAACGCAGGCAGAATCCGTGGAATCAATAGTAGAATACGGGGTGGAGAAGTCCAGCACACTGGCGTTGTCCCTTTTCTCAAAAAATTTGAGGCAACTGTTAAATGCTGTACTCAAAACGGTGTACGAGGCGGGTCAGCAACTGTACACTTTCCTATTTGGCACCAAGAAATAGAAGATATCATTGTTTTAAAGAACAATAAAGGCACGGAAGACAATAGAGTCCGTAAATTAGATTACTCTATACAAATCTCAAAACTATTCTATGAAAGATTTATTTCTGGTGGTGATATTACACTATTCTCACCACATGAAGTACCAGGTCTTTATGACGCTTTTGGTACAGATGAGTTTGACGATTTATATACAAAGTTTGAACGAAGTACAAAAGTAAAAGGTAAGAAAATACCGGCACAAAAACTATTTGGTGATATACTCAAAGAAAGAGCAGAAACAGGTCGTATTTACATAATGAATATTGACCACGTTAACACACATTCAAGTTTCAAAGACCATGTGTATATGTCAAACTTATGTCAGGAGATTACACTACCTACTGACCCATTAGAGCATATTGATGGTGAAGGTGAGATTGCATTATGTATATTAAGCGCAATTAATATGGGTGCAATAACAGACAAGGAAGAGTTAGAAGGACTATGTGATTTATCAGTACGAGGACTAGAGGAATTGATAGACCTCCAACAATATCCAGTTCACGCTGCAGAGATATCAACTAAGGCTAGACGTAGTTTAGGCATTGGTTATATTGGGTTGGCACACTTTCTGGCAAAGAATAAAGTTAATTATGCTAGTAAAGAAGCATGGCGTTTGATTGACGAATATACTGAAGCATTCCAATACTATTTACTTAAATCAAGTAATGCAATTGCCAAAGAAAAAGGTATGTGTGAATATTTTGATAGAACTAAATATTATGATGGAATATTACCTATTGACACTTACAAAAAAGATGTTGATACTGTTGTAAAAAGGAAACTATCATATGATTGGACTACTCTTAGACAAGATATCAAGGAATACGGACTACGACACTCTACGCTTTCAGCCCAAATGCCGTCAGAAAGCTCATCTGTTGTGTGTAATGAA